TTTTTTTAGGCGATGTGTGCGCTGACAAACCACGCGGCCTCGAAGAGCCTGGGAGCTGCCGGCGCGGCGGGCGCGGTTCGAGCTGCAGATGCAAAATTCTTTCAGCCAGACCCTTGACAGGGGTGGGCGGGCTACGGTACGGTGGGTTCTCGCACGGTAACAGCAGCGTGAACGTGTGCTCACGGAAAGGACGAGATGCCCCCACGACTCGCAAGCGAAACGCGCACACCGCTCCGGGAAGCCCTGGTGCGCAAGGGCCTCAGCCAGGCCGGGCTCGCGCGTGTGCTCCACTGCGACCGCCGCCAGGTGGGTGCTTGGGTTACCGGCGAGTATGTGCCGGTCGCCAGCCGGCGTGAGGAAATCGCCCGTGCGGTCGAAGTCGCGGCGAGCCTCCTCTGGCCCGACGCCGAGGACGTGGCCGCATGAGCGCCCCGACGCCGCGTCGAGGCGCCACGGCTTTCCCGGCGGAGGTTCACGCCGTCACGGACGCGGCTCAGGACGCCTTGTTCCACATCTTCCCCGGCGATGTTGAGGGACGCCCAGTGGTGCCCGGCGAACGCTCCCTCTGCGGCCAGCCCTACACCAGCACCCGGGACTCGCACCCGCCGGGACCGGCGCGTCCGGATGATTGCGTGGTGTGCATGGATCTGTACGCCGCGACCCTCGATCGAGGGGCCGCATGAGCCAGGTCGTCCACAAGTACCTGCTCAGCCCTGGGTCCGGCACCCGGATGCCGCGTGGCGCAAAGCTCCTCCACGTCGGCGTACAGGACGGCGTGGCGTACGTGTGGGCGCTCGTGGACCCTCACGCTGAGTTTGTCTCCCGCGGCATACTCATCCACCCAACCGGCCTGTCAGTCCTCGATGGGGCGCAGTACGTCGGCACGTTCGTGACCCGGCCCGAAGCGACGGACCTCGTCTTTCACGTGTTCGACATGGGTGCGACAGCATGAGCGCCCCGACCGTTCCGCAGGAGAAAGCCCAGGGGCCGCATGCCTAAAGGAACGACCTATCCCATCGGCCTGCGGGCTCAGGCACGAGCATTGAGGGCCGAGGGCTTGGCCTATCGCGCGATCGGTGAACGACTCGGCGTGCCGCTCAAGACTGCGGCGAGCTGGGTCCTGGACCCGGAGCGTTCGGCGGACCGCGAGCGCAAGCGCCGCTACGCGGGCAGTTGTCGCGAATGCGGCAAACCGACCGACGGTAGTAGGGGCCCCGGCTGCGCACCGAAGGTATGCCAGGACTGCCGCGAATGGCCCGACGACGCTGTCATCCTCGCAATGCAGGAATGGGCCGACAGTCATGGCGGCGTGCCCCCGACCTGTACCGAGTGGCGCGCGGCGAGCGCCCACCACCCCGCAGCGTCAACCATCACAGGACAGGGCAACTGGAACGACCTGCTCCTGCGGGCCGGCTTCGAACTTCGCTGCGACCGCCGCCCCGGGACACAGGCAGAGGTCGAAAGGCTTCTGCGCGAGGGCTTCACGGCGAAGGAGGGGGCGGACTGCTTTGGCTGGACCGAGAGGAACGTGTACTTTCGGCTACGGCATCGCGGCAAAACCGTCCATGACTTTCAGGTGGCCGCATGAGCCCCTTGGTTTTCTGGTGTGGCTTCGCGGTGTTCGTCCTCAGCGGCGTTGCGCTCATTGTCGGGCTTTGTGTCGTGGCGGGTCGTGCTGATGAGCATCTTCGACGGTGGCAGCTGGAACGTTTGCGTGAGCGGGAGGAAGCGGACGCTGAACGGCGTGCGGACCTGCTTGCTGCTGAAGCTGCGTTCTGGCTTCGGGGACAGGAGAGCCGGCGATGAACGCCATGCAGCGGGTGTGCTCTCGCCACGGCGCCTACCTCGGCGAAGGCTGCCCGAGTTGCATGGCCAAACGTGGGCCTAGTCTCCTCCAGGACCAGCCGCGGCCGGACCGTGAACAGCTCGCCGAGCGCAGCAAGATCATGCTCGGCCGGTCCGTGAACGGCGAGAAAGAGCTGTGGTGGCGAGTCACGATCTATGTCGGCGACACCCGCGAGGACATCGATTGCGCCGTAGGGGAAGCACTACGCGTGGACGAGTGGCTGCGATGTGTCGCGTGATCCCCTTCGACGACGACCGTCCGGTCACGCTGACCGATTCTCAGCTTGACGGCTGGGACGAGTCGGTTCTGGATCTTGATTCTGCACGGGCGGCGCGCGACGCCGCTGTATCAGCCGGTAATGCAGCCTCGCCGAGCTTCATCACCTTGGCTGACGGCGACGCAGGGCCCATAACCCGAGCGTCTACCGGTGCGGTGTCCGGGCTCCCCCCAGCCCTGCCGTCCGTGCAGACCATAACCAGCGACAGGAAGGACAGTGATGGAGGCAGCGTTGAACGATGCTCAGTCCCGGCTGAAGGCGGCAGCGGACCCGAAGCCGGCGAGAACGAAGGCGCCGGCGTCGTTTTCGGTGTTCGTGGAGAACGCCGAAAAGAGCCTCGTCTGCGTGACGGAATGGATCACGGCGGCGTCTCGCAAGGATGCGATCAAGAAGGCCGTGGCGGCGAACGGCGGCGAGCCGAAGGAGGGCCGTTTCCTGGTGGTGCCGTCGAGTGCGGTGAGCTGGCACAACCGGAAGATCAAGACCGAGGTGGTGGAAACGTTCGAGTAACACCTGGCCCGGGTGTTGAGGAGGGTCGCTTGTCCGCCTACCAACGCGGACAGTCATCAAGTCTCCACCATCAATCAGGAGCACCGCTAAGCGACCCTCCTGAGCACCTGGTCACTGATCGTTACCCGGCTCCAGTGTGTGACGGCAACGCTGTCGCGTTGGAGTCCGGACGGCAGCGTCTACGGAGGCCCTGCGTCGTGACACGCCGCGCGGGACAGGAGGGCTGAGCCGTGAGCGACGCATTGGCCTCGATTCGCGACAAGAACCTATGCGATCCGGTGATGGATTCGAGGGGCGTAAGGCACGCATTCAGCCACGCTATCCCATGGTACGAGGGGCAGACGGTCATGTGCTTCGGCTGCTGGTGCGGATGGGAAGGCCGGAAGGCTGACTTCGACCTGCACATGGCGGCGGTGTACGGCGAACCATTCGCTGCCGAAGTGGGTGCCCTTGCGGGACGGGAGGGCTGAAGGATGGCGCTAGACCCAGACGATCAGGACACGGGCTTTCTTGTGCGTTTCCTGCCACAGACTTATGGAGACTCGGGCCAGGTGCTCTGGCTGATCGTCCATGGGCACCGCGGTCTACGCGCTTCAGGTATCGCACCGGACATGGTGGCCGCCGCGCGTAACGCTGGCGGCGCGCTTGAACCATTCGTGGTTGCCGTCCAGCGCTTCAACATCGAGGGTCAGGGGCGGCTGCCGCGATGACTCTCGGCCAGGAACTCGTCTCGTTGAAGCTGCGCCGCAGACACGCAGCCGACCTCGACGCACGTGACGCTGAGCGTCGGGCGGCGGAGCACTCGCGCCCGTTGACCTCGGCGGTAGCCGTTTCAGTTCAGCCAGTAAAGCGCCCGCACGCTGTGCAACCAGCCACGGGCATGACCGGAAAGTGAGTTCCGATGAGCAGCATCATAGATGACGAAGTGGAGCAGAAGGCCGAGGAGGAGCGTGCCGCGAAGATCGCGGGACTCCGGGCGTTCGCCGACTTCCTGGAGGGGCATCCCGACGCGGAACTGCCGACTGGATCGTTCTACGCGCTTGAGTACCTCGTCAGCCGTGAGGAACTGGTGGTGCGCGCGAAGGCTCTCGGCGGCCGGTGGCAAAAGGTGGAGTCCGGTGGGCACTTCGAGCTTCACCGGCACTTCGGTGGGGACATCTTCTACAACCTATTCACGGACCGCGCCCAAGTCTGCGACGCGGTGATCATTGGGCAGGAGACGCCGACGATCGAGGCAGTGGACCCGGTCACCGTCCGCTTGATCTTCGCCTCCTCGAAGACGGGGTATCCACTTTGATGGCCCGGAGGAAAGGACATGACGATGGACGCTAAAGGCAACATCTACCGAGCGCCAGAGGACGAGATTCCCGCTGAGGATCGGAGGCGTTTCGATCAAGCGGTGCTTGCTGGCGAGGCACGGCGCGCGCAGATCGCCCCGGACGGCTACTACCGGCCTGTTGCGGAGGCTGTGTTGACGGCTGCGACCGAGGCTCAGCTACGGGACTGGGTGGAGATCGTTGACCGGGAGCTGGACGCGAACCTCGCGGAGGATTTCACGCGCGGCCGGACGGTCCCGGACACGTTGGTCGGGCATGTCGTGCACGGGCTCGTGGGCGAGGACACGCTTGACGCTGCTCTGGGCGAGGGACGGCGATGAGCGCCGTCGAGCCTGTTGAGGCGCCCCAACACGCGACGATCATGGACGCCCTGCTGGCGGTTCAGTGCGAGAGCATCACGCTCGCCAAGGACAAGATCAACCCAGCGTTCCGCTCCAAGTACCTGTCCCTCGACGCGCTGATGGAGCAGGTCATGCCGGCGTTGAACAAGCATGGGCTGCTGTGGGTCACGATGCCTGTCTACCGGCCGGAGGGCGTGATGCTGCGCTACCGGCTGATCCATGCCTCTACGTCGGTGGAGATTGAGGGCGACGTCCCGCTGATCTTGACGAAGCAGGACTCGCAGGGGATGGGGTCGGCGATCACCTACATGCGCCGGTACACCATCCTCGCGGTCCTCGGCCTGTGTGCTGATGAGGACGACGAGGGGGCGAGGGCCAGCCGGTCAAACGGCGAGGCGCGTGTCAGCTCCGGTCCGGCCCAGCAGACAGAGCTTACCGCCACGGCGAAACAGCGGGGGTTGATCAACGGCAAGGCTGGCGAGAAGGGACTCCCGCCGATCGACCTCGCCAACATCGTTCTTGCTGCCACCGAATCCGAGCCGCGCGACTTCAACTCGCAGTCCGACGCCGAAGGGTGGCTGAGAAGGGCGATGGACCGGCTGCCAGCCAAGTACATCGACGCGATCCTCGCCGGCATCGACCGTGCGGATCCGGCGGACCTGGCGATATGACCACGCTAGAGATACCCCGCTCGCTGCCGGTCGATCACCTGTCGGCCACGTCGCTTTCTACCTTCCTTCGCTGCCCCGAGCGCTGGCGACGCCGGTATGTCGATCGTGAATACGAAGCGCCGAGCGGCAGCATGGTCCTCGGCTCCGCCGTTCATGCCGCAGAGGCGTGGGCCGACAGTATGCAGATCGAGTCCGGAGAGCGCCCGGGCGATGTGCGGGACGTGTTCAGTGACGAGTGGGACGAGCGCTCCGAGCGCGAGGAAATCGAGTGGGGCCAAGACAAGCCCGGCGACGTCAAGGACACGGGCGTCAAGGCGATCGAGGCATACGACCGGGACGTCGCCCCGCACCTGGAGCCCGTGAGCGCGGAGCGCGAGTTCAAGCTGGAGCTCGCAGACGTGGACTGGGGTTTCCTCGGCTACATCGACCTGGAGGAAGCCGACGGGGCCGTCGTTGACCGGAAGGTCCGTGGCACCCGGATGAGCAAAGCGGTCGCGGACACCGAAATCGCGGTCGCTCCCTACCTGCTCGCCCGTAGGGCAGAGGGCAACCCAGCGCCGGTGTTCAAGTTCCACACGCTCGTCAAGACCAAGACGCCCTACGCCGAGATCGTCCCCACCGTGAGGACTGACAGGCAGTTGGACATGTTCGTAGACCGACTGTACGCGGTGGCGGCCGAAATGGCGTGGCGCCTTGAAACGGACAACTGGAGCATGGCCGTTCCGGGTGCCTGGTGGTGCAGCCATCGCATGTGCGGCTTCTGGGATTCATGCCCGGGGGGTGGGTTGCGATGAGCGCCGCGGTCTGCATGGAGCGCCTCGACGCGTTCGCCGTCGAGCTCGACGAGCTATCCAAGGGCTTGGCCGTCACCGAGCGTCGGTTGGAGCCCGTGGAGGCGCAGTACACAGAGTGGCTGGAGGACTACGAAATCCATCTTGTTGAGCAAGCCCAGGAGGCCGGCGAGAAGCCTCCGGCCGAGAAGCTCCGGGAAACGATGGCGCGCCGGTCGGTGCCGAAAGAGATCGCGTCTGACTACCTGTCGCTGGTGTCCAAGCGTCGCAGGATGGAGAAGCGAATCAGCGCGATCAAGACCGGCATCGAGGCGCAGCGCTCTCTGCTGTCGGCGTACAAGATGGAGGCCGAAGGCTCCGGCGCATCGCTTAGTAGCGCACCATGGCCCATTTCAGCATGACCCATTTCAACCTCAAGCCGGAGAGCGCTGGGCGTGGCCGTGAGGCCGCCGCAGAGAAGGCCCGTGGTCGTACGGTTGGTCGGCTGGAGCCAAAGTTCGACCTGGACACCACCCGCCAATGGTGTGTGTGTCAGACACCATGGAACGACGGTGAGGACGTGTGCAACTACTGCGGCAAGAGCATCCCGCTCGTCAGGGCTTCTACTCCCTCTGTCGCGGAAGGAGATGTGTGAGTGCGCCGCACCCGGCTACGCACACCGCTCAAGCAGGGTGGTTCGTTGAAACGCACGCCGCTGGGCCGATGCACGCCCGAACAGCGTGAGCGTGTGGCGAACCGGGTGTGTATCGTCTGCGGCTACCACTTCAACGAGTGCCAGCCCGCACACGTCGTGCCTCGCGGCCACCCGAAGGTAAGCGAGGACGCGGCGAACGACGTGCGGGCTGTCGTCCCTCTCTGCCCGGGGCCGAACGGCTGTCACAGGCTGTTCGACGATGGCGGAATCGACCTACTGCCCTACCTTGAGCCCGCGTGGCGTGACTCACAGGAATGGGCGGCTGGGGCTGTGGGTTTGGCTTCTGCCGTGCGGTCGATCAGCGGCGAGCGAGGCGTCTAATGGTACCGATGAGAGAGCCGCACACGAACGAGAGCCTGCGCGAGGCCGTGCGCTCCGCCGCTATCGAGGAGCTGAAAGCGCTGTCTCTCGACCTCTCCCGCAAAGCGACCCAGCTCAGCATCGAGATCGCGGGGCGCACATTCCCTGGGGATACCGAGCCCCTGCCTCCCTCCCCGACGGCGATCTGTGGCGAGATCATCAGCACAGCCGACATCATTCGCTGCCGCGCGCCAGAGGCGGGACTGCAATGACGGCTTCGGGTCTTAGCGTCAGCGAGCGGTGGCCATTGAACACGCCCGAGCAGAGTTGGAGCGTTCAGACCTCGGCATTCGCCACGGTTCACCCGCGCACCGGGCCGATCGTCGCGTTGCAAATCGACGCGCTCGGACTGGTGACGGTGACGACCGCGCTGCTCAGCCCGCAGGAGGCGCGCGAGACAGCCGAGGCTCTGATCCGAGAGGCTGACCAAGCGGAGGCGCGCAATGACGCCTAGGGGCCGGAAGAGCATTGCGCAGCAGGCGCAGCGCGCGCAGCGTTTGCGACGCCCGGGCTTCTATGTGGTCAACGGGCGCACGGGACTCGCTGTCGCTGGGCCGTTCGAGAGCGAGGAGCTCGCGGTGCGCGAGGCCAGCCGGCAGAATGCTGCGCAGGACGCGCCACCAGATCGCTTCGATGCGAGTGTCCTCCGGCATCCCGCCTCGGAGGTACACGAATGACATCTCTCGACGAGCAGAACAGAGCCGTCCGCGAGTCCATCGTCCTGCAGATCAAACTATGCCTCGAAGACGAGTTCGGCAAGCCGCCGGCGCATCCGATGGCGGTTAGACGCTTCGCGAACACGTTGGCCAAGCAGATCGCCGGCGACTACTGGAGTTCGATCGCTAGCGACGCAATCCGAGTGTGGGAGTTGGGATGAGTGACCGTGGCGTGTCCTCCGGCATCCCGCCTCTAGATGAGCGGCCACGGCTGCTTGATCTGTTTTCGGGCGCCGGCGGTGCAGCGAAGGGCTACCAGCGTGCGGGGTTCTACGTCGTCGGTGTGGACATCGAGCCGCAGCCGAACTACTGCGGCGATGAGTTCATTCAGGCCGACGCGTTGACCCTTCCGCTCAAGCGAGTCGCCGCCATCCATGCCTCGCCGCCATGCCAGGGCTACACGCAGCTTGCTGCTGTCAACGCAAAGCTGGGCCGGGCGCAGCGCCACGCGAAGCTGATCGAGGACACGCGGGCGCTGCTCATTGCAACGGGTTTGCCGTATGTCATCGAGAACGTCGTCGGCGCGCCCCTCCTGGACCCGGTGCGCGTCTGCGGAACGAGCTTTGGGCTGCCGCTACGGCGGCATCGCCTGTTCGAGTCAAACGTCTATCTCGAGGGAACAGCCTGCGAGCACCGCCACTTCACCGAGCGCCGGTACTGGACCGGCTGGCGACCCAACGGTGAACACAGACTCTCAACAGTCGTGCAGGTCTACGGGAACGCCGCCGACAAGCACGAGTGGCCCGACGCGATGGGCATTGACTGGATGACCTACGACGAGTTGGCCGAGGCTATCCCGCCTGCCTACACCGAGCACATCGGCCAGTTCCTTATGGCCGCAGTTGAAGCCGAAAAAGCGAAAGCGGCAGCATGACTACCCTCGATAACCGAGAGCGCGAAGCGACGGAGGCGACGAAGCTGGCGGATTGGGAGCTTGCCTATCTCCCACCCGCAAATGTGGTTGCCAAGGGCGCATTCGCCATGTTCGGCGACCTCTATCAGGACGACCGTGATGAGTGGTTCAGAGTGGGGATGGAGGAGGCCCTGCGGGAGTGGGGCCGGCCCACCAAGGCCGACATCGAGGCGGTCTCGATGCGTCTCGCTGACATCGCGCCCGAGGGAGACGCGTTCACCCGCAGGGCCTGGTGTGACGAGAAGGCCGCGCACATTCTTGCCGCTGTCTTTGGGGGCGACGCGGAATGAGCGAGCAGCAAGTACAGCCAGACGCACGGCCCACCCCTGCTGAGCGAGAGGCGATGGAGGCCGCGTGGTGGCGTTGGGTCAGCGGCAAGCCGGAGTTCGATAATCCGCCACGGCGGCAACACGATGCGGGCCAGCACATGTTTCTCGCTGCCCGTGACTTCTACGCCAAGCATTTCGAGCAGCGCATCCTAGAGCTAGAGCAGGCAACGCGATCCGACGAGATCGTAAAGCGTCAGATGCAGGCCGTGATCACCGATCAATGTGAGCGGACTATCCGGGCCGAGGCGCGTGTCCGAGAGCTACAAGGGGCGCTGAAAGTGATTGAGCGTAATCGAGACGGCCACGATGCCGTGAGGTGCGTCTCTTATCCCTGCGCGGCTTGCATCGCCCGTGTGGCTCTCACCCCCGACGCCTCCGAGGAGAGCCACGATGGATGAGCCTGAGACAGCTAGCCCGAGACGGTGGACCCTCACGGTGTGTCCTGACTGCGGCAATGAGCAGACGGGCTTCGCCCTGTGTGAACACCAACGGGGCGGTGACGGCCCCACAGGGATTGCCTTTGAGAAGATGCTGCCCGTCCGTGTCATCGAGGAGGAACCGGTACTAGACCTGGTAGAGCGACTACTTGAAGAGTGTCGAGAGCGATTCGACGGCAGCAACGTCCGCCGTCTTGGCGAGATCATGGTCGATGCGGAGGCCGTTCTCCGAGCTTGCGGCAGGCTACCTAAGGAGACGAGCGATGACTGAGCGTCTAGTGGTTGAGGTCGTGAGAGCCGACGAGGTCAAGGTCGGAGACCGGATCATGGCCGGGAAAGGAAGGGCCGAGGTTTGCCAAGTGGTCGCAATCATCCGGTCGCACACGGTCGCCGGGTACCCAGGAACGCCTTATATCGAACTTAATGGCGGGCATCTTGGGATTCATGTTCGTGAGGGTGTCGCGCTCCTGCGTGTGGCACGGATGAGTGAGTCTGACCCGTCACCAGAGCAACAGGCGCTAGCTGAGGTGAATCGTCTTCGCGTGGCACTCGAACGGATCGATCGAAGTGGCGCGGTCGGACCACTTGCGCACGAGATCGCCAAAGCTGCTCTCGCTGGTTCACCACAGCAGGCCGAGCCGGGCGGAGCCACGATCGAGCAAGTGAACGATCCGAGCCTCTGCTACAAGCGGGTGTGCGACTGCGAGGGGCTCCACAAAGGCGACTGCGGTGCGTACGAGCCGGGTTCTCATCGAGGCAAGGACGCCGCAGACTCGCACATGGGGACGTGAGCGATGAGACCTACAGTCGGGTGGGTTCTCGCATCTGGCTCGAGCGGTGGGACGACGACACCATGCTGACCGCTCTCTACCTGCTGACATGCAAGCACCGAACGACAGAGGGCATCTACCACCTGCCGCTTCAGTATGGCGCGACGGACAAGCGCTGGCCGTTGAAGCGCTTTGTGCGGGCGTTCGACAAGCTCCTGGCGGACGGGTTCGTGGAGTACGACGACGACGCCCAGGTGTTGTTTATCGTCAACGCCTTGAAATGGCAGCAGCCGGCGAACCCGAACCAACGCAAGAGCGCTTTGAAGAAGTTGAGGTGCCTGCCGGCGACTCCCTTGCTGAGCCGGTTCGGAGAGCAGGCGGGAACCCTTGCGCCGGAGTTTGCGCAATGGCTCGATGAACAGTTGCCGAAGCTATTCCCGAAACCGTTGGCGAGGGGTTAGACCAACTCATGCGAAACACTCCAACTCAAGCTCCAAGCTCTAGCTCACCTACCGAACTACCAACCCTTCTGTGGGTCCCCCTGCGTAGGTACTGCCACCAGCGGTGGAGCGAACCTCGCGCGGCCCTTCGGTGTTTGGGGCCAGCGAGGCGCAGGGGCCATTTTCAATCATCGAGCAAGGGAGGATCATGATGAGCGCACTGGTTGCCTACCACGGCAAGCCGGAGTTGAAGGATGAGACGATGGCGATGATCGCAGCGCATCGTCTGGCTGATGAGCTGGCGAAGGGCGCGTACGTCCGCCGGAACGGCAAGGTCGCTTACTGCGCCGTTGGCTGCCTGTTGAAGGATCCCGAGGGTGGCCACATGCGCTATGAGAGTGAGTTCGGGATCCCGGCTCAGCTTGCACATATCGAGGATGGCATCTTCGAGTCGCTGCCCGATGAGCTGTGTAGGCTTTGGCCGGAGCGGTTCATGGGTGCCATTCGGCCCGGGGCGGACCTGTCGCCGGTGTGGCCAAGGTTCGCTGCCTGGCTGATCGTGGACGAGAGGTGGGGGCTCGCCAACGCCACGGATGCGGAGGATGTGAAAGTCGTGTGCGGGCGCGTCGCCGAGGGGTATGAGCGACGTGCTGCCGGCGAGCCGATGACGAGCGACGAGGAGGACGACATCGCTCGGGCTGCGCGGGATGCGTGGGATGCGCGGGATGCGCGGGATGCGCGGGATGCGCGGGATGCGCGGGCTGCGTGGGCTGCGCGGGCTGCGTGGGATGCGCGGGCTGCGTGGGCTGCGCGGGCTGCGTGGGATGCGCGGGCTGCGCGGGCTGCGCGGGATGCGTGGGATGCGCGGGCTGCGTGGGATGCGCGGGATGCGTGGGCTGCGTGGGATGCGTGGGATGCGCGGGCTGCGTGGGATGCGTGGGATGCGCGGGCTGCGTGGGATGCGTGGGCTGCGCGGGCTGCGCGGGCTGCGCGGGCTGCGCGGGATGCGTGGGATGCGTGGGTCCTCGCAACCTCAGACAAGCTGGTCGAGCTGCTGGAGTCAGCGTGAGCCGCGACGGCCACCTGGCCCAGATCGAGCGTGAAGCCGCTGAGTGGGTTTCTCGCCATCGGTTTCAGGCTGAGATGGAGCGTGCTCGGTGTGCTGGCTTTTCGGAGCGGGAGGCGCCGTTTGTGGCGTCAGCGCGGACGACGCGTGGTCCGACAACCGTGGCTGAGATGCGGGCGCATTTGGAAGCCAGTCATCCCGAGCTCTATGAGGATGGGGTATCCACTTAGATGGCCCGCGGTAACTGCACCTGCCTACCCGAACCCGATGGCGTCAACGACTGCTGCCCGCTTCACGGCGAGATGGTCTTCGCCTATGCTGACCCGCCGTATCCGGGGCAGTCCAAGCGCCTGTATGGCGATCACCCGGACTACGCGGGTGAGGTCGATCACCGGGAGCTGGTGGAGCGCCTCGTTGGCGAGTATCCCGACGGCTGGGCCCTCTCAACTGGCTCCAAGTGGCTACAGGAACTCCTCGCACTCTGTCCGAGCGATGTGCGGGTACTCGCGTGGGTCAAGACTGGCGGTGCGCCGCCGTTCAGCGTCCGAGTGCAATACACCTGGGAGCCGGTCATCCTCTGGCGCGGGCGACCACGCGACGAAGACACACCGAAGGACGTTCGTGACTCGCTCGTCCACCCGCCGCACACGCTCCATCGGCAGCATAACGTCACGGGCGCCAAGCCGCCGCAGTTTTCTCGTTGGCTTTTCGCCTGCCTCGGCGCGCAGCGTGGCGACCGGCTCGACGACCTCTTTCCTGGCTCCGGCGGCGTTGGCGCGGCCTGGACGGTCTGGGATACACAGATGGCTTTGGCGATCTGATAGACGATGACTGACTTCAACGATCATCACTCGCAGCCTAGAACAGATCAAGGCCGACTTCGAGAGGAAAAGAGTCATGAGCTTCGGAGATCGCATCGAGACACGCAGCGAGCTTGAAGCAGCCGAGCTGGACCACGAGAACCGCGTAGCCGACAGGATGGCGGAAAGGCGGAAGGACGCCGTGCTGGTTCGGATTCGGATGGGCGAGGTCGCCGCCGAGAATCTCGCGGATGCCTGTAAGCGGGCCAGCTACCGCGCGGAGGATCGGATGGCTGACGCGGAACTCAGCGACGAGAAGCGCGCCCAGGCTGAGGCCGACTACGAGTCGCTTTCGTGGGCCTCGCGCTGGCTTGTCGCCGAGGAGGCGCGCTGCCTTGAGGGTGTGACCGACCCGGAGTGGGAACGCGAGCATGTCGAGGGCTGGACGCGGCTGCTTGAACGCGCGGAGCGGTGCCTCTCATGCGATCCCGACGCGGGGTCCTCCTATGTGGTCGCGCATGCCATTCGGGCTTCTATAGGTGCGGGTACGCGCAAGGATGATGCGTCACGGATAAGGCCCACGGATGGGCCTCCCCGCCTTCTAGTGGAGATAGTCACGGCAGGTGGGGTTCAGGTCGGAGATGTGCTCTTGCTCGACGGCGAATGCTGCAAGGTCACGGATCGCGGGAGCCGGATCGGCTTCACGCTTTGGTTCGGGCGAACTCCCGAGGCGTTTGAACTCGATCAGCCCGTTGTCCGTGTGCTTGACGCAGCAGTGATGGAGCGAGGCCGTCCCGACGACGAGTTGGAGGCCGCGCTCGACGCCGACAACCCCGACCCGCCGCTCCGCTCATGATGGGCCATCTAAGTGGATACCCCGTCTATGAGGAGGCGTCGTGAGCGCTCCACGATTCGTTCGCCGACTCCGCAACGCCTACCACAGGGCACGACAACGTGGCGATGGGCGGCTGGCCGCATTCCGGTGGGCGTTGATGATCCGTCGATCAAGCCTCGGCCCCCGCGGATGGCGATGAACACGTTCTCCGGGGTGGGCCATGGTCGCCGCTACTCGACGGCGGTTGTGAGGCGTGCCCTCGAGCATGTGCAGGCCGGCTGGACCGCCTATCGGGCCTGCAAACTACTGGAGCAAGAGTTCGGGGTGAGGCCGTCCCTGACGACGGTGAGGACCTGGACCGACCCGGCGTATGCGGTCTCGTTCGCAAAGAAGAACCAGCGCAACTCTCGCCGCAGCCATGACCGGCGTGTAGGTCGCAAGCCGCTGACGCGGGTCTCGGCGGAGTGGAAGCTGGCCCGAATGCGCGAGCTGCATGACGCCGGCTTGCCGCTCGAAGCGATCGGGATCGTCGCTGGTGTGTGGTGGGGCGAACCGCTTCATGCCGAGACAGTTTCGAGGCGCCTCCGGAGGAAGTCAGGCAGGCGTCCTTATCGCAAACAGAAAGCCGTGCCGCCCGACATGTCGAAGGCGGTGCGATGACCGACGAGGCGCGAGAGGCCGTGGCGTGAGCAAGCTCATCCACGGCCCCGACTGGAACGAGTCGTGAGATGCCGACCGTCGGCGGACTCTTCGACGGATGTGGCCTGCTCGCCTACGGGCTCACCCTCGCTGGCTGGGAGCACTCCTGGCTCTGCGAGATCGACCCGTGGCGACGAGAACTCCTCGGTCTCCGGTGGCCCAGAGTGCCCATCTACGACGATGTTCGACGGATCGGAGGCGCGTTGCCACGATTGAGCGATGAGCAGTTTGCCGAGGCGCTGGGTCTCTACGCCCAGGGGATGAGTGCCGAGGCGATCGCCGAGCGGTTTCCGATCACGCGCCAAGCGCTATGGGAACGCATGAAGAACGCGGGCGTGGAGATGCGCCCTCAGCAGCGTTTCGGCGATGACAGCCACTTCTATCGCGGTGGTCCCGTCGGCGAGGATTGGGCGCACAACAAGGTCGAGAAGGCCCTCGCGTCGGGCCGTCTCGTTCGCCCATCGCTCTGCGAGGAGTGCGGCGGCGCGGGCGAGCCGTATAGCGACGGTCGTTCGCCGATCCAAGCCCACCACGACGACTACAACGAGCCACTCGGGGTTCGGTGGCTCTGTCAACGCTGCCACCACGAGTGGCACAAGCACAACTCGCCCATGCGCGATGAGCCGGATGGGGGTGATGCCCAAGGAAGTCTCTTCGATGTGCCGCGCGTGGATCTCATCGCAGGAGGCTTCCCGAGAGAGCGTGCAAGGGCGCGAGCACTGCGGGCAAGCGCGAGGGCTTCGGCCACCCCGAGACGCGGCTCTGGCGAGCTACGACCCCGATGGGTCCTCGTCGAGAATGTGGCGAACATCCTTGCCCTCCATGACGGAGCCGTCTGGGGGACTGTTCTCGGAGACCTGGCCGCGCTCGGGTACGACTGTCAGTGGGACTGCATACCGGCGGCAGCCTTTGGCGCCCCGCACCTCCGTGATCGGGTCATCGCCCTTGCTGCCGACACCGACCAGGGCGGCTGGGGAGCAGGGACCCAACTCGACTCGTGGCCGGCGGGCGCGCCAGGGATCCACTGGCCGGTCGCTGAACGAGACGGTGAGGATGCTGCGCACGCCGACATCGGCCCTGTGGAATCAGGGGGGCGCCGGCGGGGAGCAGGAGGCGCAGATCAAACGCCTGCTGCCGACCCCGCGAGCGAACATCGCCAAGCAGGGCCTCCCGCGCGAAGGGAACTGGGGGGAGCTGCGCGCGGAGGTGATGTCGCTCCTACCGACGCCGGCAACCTCGCAGGGCGGCCACAATCAGAGCCCGACGCCGGGGGCGGCAGTGCGTCCCCAGCTCGACCGTCTCCCGCGTTCCCGTGGGGCGAGTACCGACCCGCAATCCGACGGTGGGAGCAGGTTCACGGACCTGCGCCTGAGCCCCTCGTTCGTCGAGTGGATGATCGGCGCGCCCGCCGGGTGGAGCGATCCAGACTGTCCGCTCTCGGCGATGGAGTTCAAGTCCAACTCGGGCGCCTTGCAGGGGAATACCTGATGGAGATGGCGGCATGAGCACAACGGTGGATCTGCGTGAGATCGCGGCGGTGTGCGCCGGCGCCCTGGAGGGCATCGCCAGGGACCTTGAGCAGCTATTGAGCGGCGACGCCGAGGCGGAGATGCCGGACGACATGCGGAAGGTGTACGAGGAGCACGCGGGGATGAAAGCGGCGTTGGAGTGGATACCTAATCTACGGTGGACGCGATCCACAGCAAATGGGTCCGGCTACGCGTGATCGAACAACGGGAGACGACATGAGCAAATGGAAGCTAAGCAAGCGCCAGGCTAAGCAGGCGAGGAAACGCGGGATCGCCAAGGCGCGTAAGAAACGCAAGGCGGAGAAGGCGAGCGGGCCCCTCCGATGATCTCTGTGCCGTTCGCGGTATTCGAGCAGATCCGCCGGCCTCCGAACCATCGTGCGTTGACGTTGCCGAAACGCACAGGCATCTTCGGTGAGTCCAAGCCGTGCCCGGTCAAACCCCGTCACGCGTACAGGCTGGCGTGTAAGCCGCGCAGCGAAAGCGAACTGTCAGACCGCTACCTCCAGGCACGCAGCGAAATGACAGCATCGACGAGACGCCAAGAGATCCTGAACCTCCTGCGCTTGGTCGAGCCGATCCAGGACGATGAGCCGTACAAGCCGGTCATGATCACGGTCACGGCGGTTGCGGAAGCGGACGGCGAGTGGCTGGTGGCGTTCATGCTCGGCAACCACACTGCAGACGACGGAGACGTTTTTCTCGGCCGCAACCGGGACTACACTAGCTCGGGAGCCATGAGCATCGACCCGGCCGCCCCGATAATGGGTCCCACTCGCGCAGCCATCGAGCAGGCACGCGAGAAGGCCCGAGAGCAGCGAGAGACCCCTGTGCGCAATGAGCTCATAGCTATGCAGAGGGCCCACAAACGTCTGATGGAGCGTCGCCACCTCATGCGAGTCGAGTCGCGCCGTAGGCTGGAACGCACCGGCAGAGCCCTCGAATCCCTAGCCGCATCGCTTTCCGTTGACAGTGGTGGTATCTTCGACACGTCGAGACGGTCCCATGACCAAGCGCCACCCGAGGCTAACGGGGCAGGCCAGTCCACGGGACTTGCCTCGGACGCACCCCTCGCCGAGTCCGTGTCTCTGGAGCCAGCATGAGCGAGCCGACCGAGGACGAGGACGAGCCACACATGAACTTCGGCTGGAAGTTCGTGGACCGACAGACCGGCGAGGAGTGGCAGGCCGTCTGCACTTCCGTTTCCGGCTTCTCCGTGGATCGTGACGGCACAGTCACGTCCTACTCGCAGAAGGCGGGCGAGGATCGCGTTGAAGAGGCACATCACATCAGCGAAGACCCGGCCGTCCAGTCCGTGTTCGGAGACTGGCTGTGGGACCTGGCGTTGGACCCGCGCGCACCTGGCAGGTAGTAGATGGACGACGGAATGATGCCGATCGGCGAGTCCGGGTTCCGGCAGTACAACCTCCCGGAGGGGAGGATGGCGGTCAAGATCCCGATCGCGAGGACGACCGCTGGCGAGGTTCGCATCTCGAACCAGCTTCTGTCTGACCGCTTTGCTGTTGACCCTCCGCTTGCGCCGCGCATGCGTCGTGCGCGGTTCTGGCTGCGCGTGCGGACGATCCGACTCCGCGAGCGCGTTGCCACGTGGATCGCGCCGTGGCTGTGCGATGAGGAGTGGTGATGGATCCATTCGCCAATCGACGCGCTGGTCTTCGCGTATTCTGGCGGGTCCACAAGCCGACGCCGGAGAGCGCTACACGCCGGCCGCTTGACGCACGCTACCCAACGCGGGATGAGACCGCGTTCGCTAGCTCCCGAGACAGATCCTCACAGACGCACTCCAGGAAATGGTCATGCGAGGTCTCGTCGAGTAGCTCAAGCTGGAATCGCGTCATCCCAGCGGGGATTCCCGCCGTTCCTTCGACGAAGTTGTACGCCTGGGCGGTGCCGAAGTAGAACGGGTTCGCATCCCGGTCATACTGAACCTCACCGTCCTCGCTGAGGATCGGCTCATCGTTCTCGTCGAGCAAGATAGGCCACACCTCGGAGACGAAGAACCGGACGTGTTGGGAGTCGATCTTCCCGGCCTTGCGTGCGGCTTGTAGCTCGTCCTCGAACCATGCGTAGCGCTCGCGGAGTTCGTCGAGCTTAGTCATCGGTCATCTCGATGCCCTTCAGGTCAGCGACGCGGATCAGCCGCTCGGTGTAGTCGTCGTTCCACTGATCGTCGATGGCTTGGAACGCAGGGCTCGCGATGCGCTGGGCGATGTCGTCTTTGATCTCGACGACGAGGGAGACGCCATCCCCGGTACGCTCGGCTTGGGCCACTCTGCCGATGGGATCGCCACTGAAGTTGACGGTCACCGGCAGTCCAGCGGCCTGCTCGGCGAAGCGATCTAGACACTCCGCTGAGAAGGCGTAGTGATATGTCCCGAACGCGTCGCCTTGCGCTGGATGTGACTCGGCGGCGAGCGGAACCCTGATCGTGGTTATCGCTCCCGGAATCTCGATCATTTCGTCGTTCCCTTCGGTCGCGGTTTGATGCCGGAACGCAGCTTCGGCGAGACACGACCCGGCGTGACTGGACTGCTTGACGCCGATCCGATGGCTTCGACCGAGTGTGAGTGGGCTGAAGAGTGGCTTGCTGCGTGGACCGACAGACCGGCGAGGAAATCGCCCTTCAGGTCAGCGACGGTCACAGGTCTAGACACTCCGCTGAGAAGGCGCGGCAGTCCAGCGGCCTGTGTGTACTCGTAAGACACAGTCATGTCGCCGCCGATGCGTTGCTCCAAGGCGTCTTTGATCCAGGCATTGCGGGGCACAAGACCTCGCATGTCATCGATCGCGGTCAGCAGTGACTCGTCGAGCCGTAGGTTGATCTGCTTGATAGCCATTGGTAACGGATGGTAGCAGGGTGCATGGGGTCTCCACCATCCAACCATCCAACCGTCCCATCACTCCCCGAACAAGGAGTGCCTATGACCAGCACACACACGATGAGAAGGGGAGGGGGGGTAGGTCGTACTCCCAATATCAACGACGATGACCCGCGCAGCACCAATTTTTCTCTCTCCGGCACCAAAAACGCCCCTTCGAGGCGCTGTCCGATCTGTCGCGTGGTCAAGCCAGCGGCCGCGTTTGTGCGGGACGCGAGCAAGGCATCTGGCTACGCGAGCCGGTGCCTCGAGTGCGACGCGAAGCGCAGTCGCCAGTACTACGCGGTGAACCGCGATGCGAAGCTTGAGGCGTCGCGGCGCAAGCACGGTCAGGGGCAGCCTCGCGTATGTCGACGATGTAACTCGGCGCCGACGATCACGCCGCGCCACTGGTACTGCCCGACGTGTAAGTCGATCGTCGCGGCGCAGCAGCGGAAGGTTCGTGGGCGCTCGAGGTCGCAGGGCACGTCGACGGCTCGCGGCTATGGGACGAATCACCAGAAGCTGCGCGAGAAGTGGGCGCGGAAGGTCGCGGCCGGCGGAGTGGTCTGCGCTCGCGTCGGTTGTGGCCGGCTGATCCTGTCGGGAGAACCGTGGCACCTGGGGCATGTGGACCAGGACCGTTCGCGGTACGCAGGCCCCGAGCATGAGAAATGCAACTGTGCGACGGCGGGCAGGCCGAACCATCGGCGGGCACGGGCTCGACGCAAGATCCGAGGTTGAGCATGGCCGCCCCGAAGGCCAGAGCGCCGAAATGCAAGCCGAAACCGAAACCGGCGAGCGAGCCGACGGCCGACGTAGATATGAGCGCGGTCGCGGCGGTCGAGCGCGATCTGGCGAGGATGCCGGCCGATGTCGCGCAGTCGACCGAGGCCGCAACCGCTCTAGCGATGGCGCTCCGACTCGATGAGGGCGGCGGTTCGCCGAGCGAGTGCGCGAAAGCGCTTCTGGATGCCCGGGCGCGACTGCGGGAAATGGCGCCGGCGAAGCGAGAGAGGACCAGGCTGGATGACCTCAGCGACCGCCGTGCGAAGAAGCTCAAGCTGGCCGTGGCCAGGGGCGCAGACTCCTAGAATCAGCACGGTCCCGGCGTACGAGTCGTCGGTCGGCGATGAGGCAGTCGACCTTGCGGCGATCGCGGGGCTTGACCTCGACCCGTGGCAGCAGTGGGTGCTCCGGCATTCGCTCGGGGAACGCAGCGATGGGAAGTGGGCCGCGTTCCAGGTCGGGCTTGTCGTGGGACGCCAGAACGGCAAGAACGCGATCCTCGAGGCCCGCGAGCTGGCTGAGGTGTTCTTGATCGCGCCACACATCGGCCCTCGCGTAGTTGTTCATTCGGCGCACCAGTTCAAAACATCGCTGGAGCATTTTCGTCGCCTGAAGGCGCGGATCAAGGCGTGCCCGGAGATGCTCGCCGCCGTAAAGGGCCCCACGCGTTTGGGAGAACCGGCGGGCTTCCACAACTCGCACGGCGAAGAGAGCATCGAGTTCGAGGACGGCTCCCGCATCATCTTCGCGGCGCGGACCAAGAGTGGCGGCCAGGGGCGCGGGTTCACGGGTGATCTGCTTGCGTGGGACGAGGCGATGAACCTCCCCGACCCCATCGTCGGTGACGTGATGCCGGTCGTATCCGCCCGCACGGGGCATATGTTCCTGCCGGGCCCGCAGGTCTGGTACACGGGGTCGGCGGTCAACCAGCAGACGATGCCCTACGGGGAGCAGCTTGCCCGCATCCGGGCGCTTGGGATCAGCGGCACTGAGCCCGCGCTGTTCTACGCGGAGTGGTCGGTTGACGAGGAGGAGTTCGCCGAGCGTCCGGAGATGATCGACGACCCCGTTGCGTGGGGTCAGGCGAACCCGGGGCTCGGCTTGCGGATCGCGGTCGACCATGTGCGGACGGAGCGCCGTGGCGCGATGCCCTACGCGGAGTTCCTGACCGAGCGCATGGGGATCGGCGACTGGCCCGACATCACCGACGGCGCCGGGAGGGTCGTCCCGCTCGAGCTCTGGCAGGGGCTAGCCGAGCATGACCGCGAGGTTGGGATTGTCGCCTGCCGCGCGTATGCGGTGGACACGAACACCGATCAGACGTGGGGGTCGCTCAGCGTTGCCGGAGAACGACCCGACGGGCTGTGGCAGGGATCGGTGGTCCAGCACGCACGCACGAAGGCGTGGATCGTGGGCCGTTGCGTCGAAGTTCGGGGAGATGATCCCGATGCCCGGTTCGTCGTCGACCCTCGCGGGCCCGCGTCGAACCTGATCGGTGATCTCCGCGAGGCTGGGATCGACCCCATCGAAGTGTCCACCCGCGAGTACGGAGACGCGTGCGCCGACTTCCTCGCGACCGTACTCGAGGGCAACTTCCGATACCCGGCACCCCAGCCCGACCTCGACGATGCTCTGGCCGGTGCCCGTCCGCAGATCATGGGTGAGCGGTGGAAGTGGTCGCGCAAGTCCAGTACGAGTCCTGACATCTCGCCGCTCGTCTCGATGTCCCTCGCGCTCTGGGCCGCACAGAACGCTGAGAGCGAGTACGCGACCGTGCTGTTCGCGTCCGACAGCCAGCCAGCCCCAGGGGAGTCGATCGAACAACAGGTGCCGCAGGTGATTGAGCAGGAGCAGTACACCGCCTGTTTCGCGTGTTCGCAGGGGAGCTGCCCGACCCACAAACCGGAGGCGTGACCGCATGCAACGGACCCGTGTGGTGCTCAACGTCGGCAACCTGCTGGAGCTGCTCGGCGGCGCCTGCGGAGTGTACGGAGTCGATCAGCTCGTAGGCTTCAAGTGGGCGTTGATCCTCGCCGCGGTGCTGCTGATCCTCGCCGCCGAGCTGATCTACGACGGGCATGTCTGGCGGGTGCCGTTGCCGCGCAAGCCCGACCTGCCGACCTGGCGTGAGGAACGCCGGCAGGCGATCCAGATGCGGCTCGTCCGGCGGCGAGCGGCGCGCGGGGCGGTGAGGCCCGAGCGCGCCAGCCCGATGGTCGGCGAGGAGGGGCGATGAGCCGATAGAAGAAGCGCAAGAAGTGACCGTCCTTGCGCGCCGCGCGCAGCGCCAGATGCAGCAGCAGCGCGGCTGCATCTGCATCAGCCAGGGAGGCCGGGGCGGCTACATGGGCGACCGATGCAGAGGGAGGCACAGATGGCGAAGTACATCGAGCCGCGTGAGCTGAAAGAGATCGGCTTCCTCCAAGAGGCCAACCGTCAGTTCTTCCACCCGCACGGGCTAGCGCTGAAGATGACGACCTTCACGGACCACGACGAGTACGAGTTCCCCTACGCTTGGATCGGCATTCCGGCGTCCGGCGTCGCGGCGCTCCGAGCACTCCTCGCCGGCGAGCCTGTCGAGCGGGATCTGCGCGAGAAGATCCTCAACGCGCTCGACGGAGCGCGCGAGTACAACCCCGGCGACTGCTTCATATCCGGTGTCCGGGACTGCCGCGATGACCCCGAGGGCGTCATCTATGGCGAGTGGGACGACGACTCGCGCGCGAAAGCCAAGCGGGTCGCCGCCGAGCGACGGCGGCACCGAACCGCGCGCGAGCTGCTGTTCGGCGTCAACGACCGCACGGAGGACATCGACGACGTAGAGCCGGTCGGCTGGACTGCGGCGGCCGGTGCACCGCTGCCGTGACCGTCCTTGCGCGCCGCGCGCAGCGCCAGATGCAGCAGCAGCGCGGCTGGCCGATCGGTCAAGGCGGCTGGGGCGGCTGGATCGGCGACCCGGCGGCCATACCGCCACCAAGCGCCTACAACAGTTCGACGGCCGGCGTCACGGTCAGCGAGCGCACGGTGCTCTCGCTGATGGTCGTCTCGTCCTGCATCCGCATCCTGGGAGACACGTCTGCGGGCCTTGAGCCCCACGTCTACCGGATGGTCGGCAACCGCCGCTCCCCGGAAGACAAGGAGGTCGATCCCCCGGACGTCATCGTCGATCCGTACGCGGACATGGACCGTGAGGACGGCGACTTCCGCCGGGTCGCGTCACTCGGCTTGAACGGCAACATGATTACCCATGTCGTCGATCGCGCGGGCGGAAAGGGCCTAGGGAACCCCGACGTCGTCGAGGTGGTGAACCCGGCGATCATGAAGGTCGAAGAAAGCGAAGGGCGCAAGGTCTACAAAGTCGGTGCGGTAGGCCGGGAAATCCCGGCGTCCGACATCATCCACACGCCGTGGATCGCGCTCGGCGGCGGCCTCGTCGGCCTGAACCCGATCGAGATCGGCGTCCACGGCTTCGGCAACGCCCTGGCCGCCGCTGAGTACTCCGACCGCTTCTACCCCCAGGCGATGCACCCCTCGGGGATCCTCTCGATCGAAAAGCCGCTGCGGCCCGAGGACTCCAAACGGGTGCAGGACGAGCTGTTCACCAAGCACGGCGGCCTCGCCCAGGCCCACACGCCGATCGTGCTGGACGCCGCAGCCAAATGGCAGCAGATCAGCATCAACCCGGAGACCGCGCAGCTCCTACAGTCCCGGTCGTTCAGCCGCGGCGAGATCACCGGCTTCTACGGCGTGCCGGGGTTCCTCGTCGGTGACACACCAGACCAGGGTGGCGTGTGGGGCAAGGGCCTTCAGGAAATCATCATGGGCTTCGCGGTCTTCGCACTAAAAGGCTACACCGGGCGCCTTGACCGCGCGGATACCCACCTTCTGCCGGCTGGCTACTACGTTGTGCGCCGCGTCAAGGAACTGTTCGAGACGAACGACCAGATGCGCGGCCAGTTCGTCTCGATGCTCCGCCAGGCATCGGTGCTCTCTCCGAACGCGGGCCTCGAGCTTCTCGGGCTACCCAAGAGCGACGAGGAGGGCGCGGACAGCATCTTCGCTCCGGTCGCCTCGGCGCACGCGGACTTCCTCGCGAGCCCAGAAGGCGGAGCGGAGAGCGCGTTGCCGGGCTCAATCAATGCTCCAGGTACCCCGACAGGCAAGCCGAACGCAGATGGGGGGCCGACCTCATAAGATAGCCGGATCGCACCATTCAAGGGCATTCCCCCTACCTGCTACATCGACGGGTGCGAGAAACCCTCGCGGCGGTATGGAATGTGCGATAAGCATGCTCACCGGGCTGCGAAGGCGCGCCGCGAGCACGGTGTCCCGATCCCGCCAGCGCCAGTGACTGTTGCCTCGTGCCCTGTGTGCGGAGAAGACTTCGCGCGGGTGAGGCGCAATCATGCCTTTTGCTCAACGGCATGCTGCAAGCTTCACACGTCGCGGACGCCCATAGCGAGACGCAAGGCGCGCAGCAAGAGCTATCGCGAACGCTATGGCATCACGGTTGAGCAGTATGAGGCGATGCTGGCGGCACAGGGCGGCGTGTGCGCGATCTGCGGCAAACTCAACGGCAACAGCAGGCTCTACGTCGATCACTGCCATCGGGATGGCGGAGTGCGCGGCTTGTTGTGCGCACGGTGTAACTCATGGCTCGGGCGATATGAGCAGCCAGGATTCCTGGAGCGCGCCGACGCCTATCTCGCCCGCTTCGCCGCCGCCCAGTAAGCGGCGCGCGAGCGATCTGGACGCCCAAGATCCCCGAACAGCGCCAAGGGCGGCGAACCCGCCACAGAACCCGAAGGAGGGCAGCAGTGACCGAGCATGAGCAGAGGCACGCTGCCTACCTGGAGCAGGTGCGCGCGAAGTACAGCGCCGACCAGCTCAAGGCGCTACAGGCCAAGGGGCACACGTTCCCCGGAGGCACGTCCTACTCGATCGACGATGACGACGACCTCGACAAAGCGGTCCAAGCAGTCGGCCGCGGCGGTGCTGAGCATGACGCGATCCGCAAGTACGTTGCGGCCCGCGCGAAGGCGATGGGCAAAGCGGACAAGATCCCCGAGACCTGGAAGGCGGACGGCTCGTTGACCGCCGCCAAGTCGGGGGAGCCCGAGGGCGAGACCCGCGACGCACCGACCCCCGAGGACTACGGGATCGCCCACGGGCTGCGGGAATCGAAGATGCTGCTCGCGGGCGTCAAGGCCAAGCAGCTCGCCGACCCCGACTACAAGACAGACCCGGACGACACGGCGGTGATGAAGCACATCGAAGGAGCCGAGAAGGAGCTCGACAAGGCGATCGTCGCGCAGTCCAAGGACGGCCACGAAGACACCCCCGAACGGTCCGTGAACTGGGCGACCGCGAAGCGCGCCGGGTTCATGTCGCTGGTTGAGCAGCCGCCGGCGCACACCGCGGAGATCCAGGTGCGGATGGGTGCCGAGGCAGACGGGCACATCGCCCACTTCGTCGGCTTCCCGTCGCCCACGGGCGTCGCCTACGCAGTCTCCGACTGGCTTGGCGAATATGACGAGCGGATGCAGCCCGGCGCGTGGGCCAAGACGATCACAGAGCGCGGAAACGTGCCGATGCTCTACAACCACGACGACTCGCACCCGCCGCTGGCCTCGACGGCGAGCGGGACATCGGAGCTCTCGGAGGTCGCGAAGGGGCTGCGCAACGCCGCCGAGTTCGACCGCCGCGACCAGTTCTCCAACTCGATCTGCGTGCAATGCGAACGCGGCGTGCTGAAAGACATGAGCGTCTCATTCCGGGCGATCAAGGAAGCCTGGAACAACACCTACGACAAACGCGACGTCATCGAGGCGATGCTCTACGACACCTCGATCGTGACCTACCCCGTGAACCCAACAGCGTCGGGCGGCCTCGTCGACGCGATGCGCTCCGCGCTCGGGCGCGAGGGCCGCAGCTTGTGGCTCTCCGACAGCGAGCTGTCGGTCCGCTCCGCGCTGCCGGTGATCGTCGATCGCCAGGCACTCCCCGACGACAGCGACGACCTGATCGAGAAGGCGCTCCGTGCGCTCGCGCACGCCGACGAAGTCGTCAGCCGAACAAGCGGCCCGCACGGACGCGCACGGACGTTCCTCGTCGCGCAGACGATGCTGGAGCTGCGCGCCGGCAAGACGCTTTCCTCGAAGAACGAAGGGCTCTTGAAACAGGCGCTCGACGCGCTCGGCGCCGCGGACAAAGCGCACTCGAAAATGGCGAACAGCCATGCCGAAGCGGTCGAGAAAGTCTCGAACGTGCTCGCCAACTCCAACGCAGGCGCGAGCGATGACGGGCAGAACAGCCAGGTGCCCCCGGGTGTCCAGGAAAACCCGATCAGTCCGAAGGACGGCGCCGGGTCCCGCTCGCAGAACCCCTACGCGCTCGCCCGCGCTCGCGAACGAGAACGCAACCAGCTACGGGGGCGGCGATCAATATAGCCATCGATATCGATGGGACGGTCGACAGCTTCCCGCGCGAGTTTCAGTCGATGATGAGCGCGTTCACGGCCGCGGGCTTCGGCGTCTTCGTCATCACCGGAGTCGAGGCGACCGCAGTCACGAAGGCCGACGTCGCCGCGAAGCGCGAATACCTGACGGGGCTCGGGATCTCCAGCGACCTGTACCGCTCCCTGATCGTCTGCCCTCAGCCGCACCCGCAGAACAAGCTGAAGGCAATCGAAGACAACGACGTAGAAGTGCTGCTGGACAACTCGAAGGCAAACTGTCGCGCCGCCCAGGGGAAGGCCATGTGCCTGTTGCTCTGGAACGCGCGGATCAAGAGCTGACTGAATCACCGCAAGCCGGCAGTCGCACGCCACCACTCGCATCGAGCGAGCCGGAGCTGCGCGGACCACTCGCGCACAACCCAAATCCGACTCAAAGGAGCACACGATGCGCAGACGGGGATGGCTGTTTCTGTACGACAAGCCGGACGACAGCGGCGCGGCGGTCGCCCTGGAGGTCCGCAAGGCGCTCGCCGAGATCGTGGGCGGCAGCCAGCGAGGCTCCGGCCAGGCGGGATCCGGCGACGCCGAGAAGCCGAAGAAGGCGCTACGCAAGAAGCTCGCCACCCTCGCGCAGGACCGCAAAGGCTTCGAGGACGAGCTCGAGAAGATCGACGACGGCGCGGTCGATGGCCAGGGCGCGGCGCGGGCGTTCACGCCCGAGGAGGCCGAGAAGCGCGGCGAACTGAAGGCGCGGATCGCGAGCGCCGGCGAGCAGATCGAGCTGCGCGAGGACGAGCTGCGCAAGCTGAAGAAGGAGCAGCGCAGCGAGCGGGCGACCCAGGCGCTCGCACAGACCCGTCGCGAACTCGGGCTCGGGGATCTCCCTGCGGGCTCCGTCGGCGGCAACGTCGAATCGATCCGCGACGTGCCCGTGTACGAGCGGGGCAACGGCGTCTCGTTCCTCAAGGACATCTGCACGCTCGCGTTCCCGGTCGCCGCGATGGGCTCCTCGCACTTCGAGGCGGTCGAGCGGATGCAGCGCAACGGCCAGCAGAACCACCACCGGGCGCTCGAGGTCGAGGAGCGCATCGGCCGGATGGCCCATGAGGAGCGCGAGAAGGCACAGCGTTCCCATGACGGCTACTTCCTGAAACAGATGATCGAGGTGCGCAACACGCGCGAGCAGAACCGCGGCTCGCTCGCCGACCGTCAGATGTCCTACCGCGCGCTCTCCACCACGCTCACCGCCGGTGGCGAGTTCGTGCCGCCCGACTACATGATCGCCAAGTGGGTCGCGTTTCTGCGCGCCGGGCGGGTCGTGGCGAACTGCATGGGCCACGAAGACCTGCCGGACGGCACGATGCAGATGTACATCCCGAAGGTGGCGAAGGGCACGACCTACACCGCCCAAGGGATTCAGAACACGAACATCTCGCTCACCGACATCGAAACGAAGTACATCTCGATCCCGGTGTTCACCGCGGCGGGCGGCCAGATCATCTCGCTGCAGCTCATGGAACGCTCCCCGATCCACTTCGACACGGTGATCTGGGGCGACCTCGCCGCAGCGCAGGCCCAGTGCATGGACCTGTTCGTCATCAACGGCTCCGGAGAAAACGGCGAACCGACCGGGCTGCTCAACACCGCCGGGATCAACACGATCACCTGGACCCAGTCCTCGCCGACGGTGAAGGGCTACTACGGACGGATGGGTGTCGCGAAGAAGGAAGTCGCCGAAACGATCTTCCGTCCCGCGACACACCAGTTCATCCGCCCGGAACTCTGGGAGTGGATCGCCCAGACGTTCGACACCACCGAACGGCCACTCGTCGTACCCGACTACAACGGGCCGTTCAACGCGCTGCAGGTCGCCCCGGACGACGCGGTCGCCGAAGGCGCCGTGGGCCGTCAGCTCGGGCTGCTGCACACGTTCGAGGACGCGAACATCGTCAAGAACCTCGGCTCCAACAAAAACCAGGATGTCGGGATCATCACCCGCGGCCAGGAGAACCTCCTGTACGAGTCGCCGGTGATAACCCGGGCGCTGCCGCAGACCTACGGGCTGCAGCTCTCCGTGCTCCTGCAGGCATACAACTATGGCGCGTTCACGGCGGCGCGCTACCCGACCGCCACGTCAGTCATCACCGGCACCGGGATGTCCTCAGAACACCGGACGTTCAACTCCTGACCCCTACAGCCGCCTCGGCGGCGTAGATGCGCGGCCTTCGGGCCGTTGCGAACAGCGCGGCATCGGGCCGCGGCGCTCCGGCGCCGCTCCCGGTTCGACTCCGGGCCGCGCGCTCTCAACCCCTGACGAAAGGAAGCCATGCACCCCGACGACGTGATCGCCGCCCTTCGCAGGGAGCGCAAGGAAATCACAGACCCCGAGCGGCTCAAGTCGATCGACGAACAGATCGCCTACGCCGACGAACAGAAGCGCCCGACGGTCAAGCCGGAAAGCTCGAGCACTGTCGCGCAGCCCACCCGCGTCTACTACGACGCGCTCCGGCAGGAGCTCGTGAACGCGCCCACCGAGCGCCAAGTGGAGATCCAGGTGGAGATCGACCGTGTCGCCGCGGAACTCCCCGGTGTCGAGCCTGCCGCAGAGGACGACCTGGAGGCCATGTCGCGGAACGAGCTCAACGCGCTCGCCGCCGAGGCCGGCGTCGAGAACCCCGGCAAGCTCCCGAACAAGGAAGCTGTCATCGCGGCGATCGGGCAGAAGCCGGTCACGACCGTCGATCTGCCGCAGCTGCAGATCGACACCGACGCCGAGGGCAACGGCACGACACAGCTCGCCGTGCCGCCGGAGGGCATGCTCGAGCCGACGCTCCTCGGCGAGCTGGTGCTCGCCACCGGCGACACCACGCCCTGTGAGGGGACCGTGACTGTCACGTCCGTCGAGGGCAAGCCGCAGGATGCCTGCGTCAGCGTCGCTGGTGCCCCTCCGGCCACGACCGTCGTCGTCCAGTACACACCGGCCGAGTAGGACCGATGGACGACGAGACGCTGACGGACGAGGAGATCGAGCGGCGCAAGCAGTTCCGCAGTGGACTCGCCGGCACCGTCCAGCAGGCCCGCAACGCACCAGTACCACACCAGGCCCCACCGGCCGAGACCACGCCCGGCGAGGGCGCGGAGAAGGAGTAGCTGAATGTCCGAATATTTCAATGGGACCGTTGACGACTGATGGCTGGGCCGTCTTTTATCGCGGGGGTCGTAACCGTCAAGGCGAAAGCGACCCTTGTGTGCCAGCTCAACACCGGCAACGACGGCATACTCGTCCAGAACACGGGCTCGGTCGCCGTGCTACTCGGCGGCCCTGAAGTCACGGCATCGACGGGCTACCCGCTGGCGGCGAAAACGAGCATCGTCGTCCCATCGGTCGGCGGCCATCTCAACGAACTCTTTGCCATCACGGAAAGCGGCGAAACGACCGTCGCGTTCCTCTACCCGCAATAGCAAACAGACGCCTGCGCATGGCGCAGAGAAGGAGTGAAGCATGGGCAACCTAACGTCTAGCGCCACAACGGCCGACTTCGACAACGGGGACGGCTCGGATGGCGCCCTCGTCTTCGATGGCGTCACCAAAGTCATCGAACTGACGCCATCGGCCAACGAATACACGCTGACGCGCGACGTGTTCGCCACGACCATCGTCGTGAACAAAGGCGTCACGATCAAAACCGCCGGGTTCCGAATCCGGGCGTCGGTGTCGGTCTCCGGCGAAGGGACGATCGCGGACAACGGGAAAGCCGGCGCGGAAGCGGTCGCAGGTGCCGCGCTTTCAGAAGCGGGCACGCTCGCACGCACTAGCACGGCCGGGGGCGCCGGCGAAGTCACGACCGCGAAAGCGGGCAGCAACGCCACGAAGACCCTCGGCGGCGCGGGCGGCAAAGGCGGCGAAGGCAAATCCGGCAACACGGGCGGCGCAGCCGGCACCGCAACCGCCCTCGAAGCCAAGCTGGGATCGGTCCACGAAATCGGCCTCGGGCTGTTCGGCTATCTCTCCAGCGCAGCCGGTATCCAGAAGCCCGTCGGTGGGGCTGGCGGCGGCGGCGGCACCGGCGACGGCACCCGCAAAGGCGGCGGCGGAGGAAGCGGCGGCGGTATCGTCTTCATCTCGACGCCGAAGATCTACGGCACCCTGAAAATCGAAGCGGTGGGCGGCGCGGGAGGCATCGGCGAAACCGGCGGAGAAGCCGGTGGTGGCGGCGGCGGTGGCGGTGGCGCGATCATCCTCGCCTGCGCTGAAAGCGTCAACACGTCGGTCACGACCAACGTCGCGGGCGGCGCCGCAGGCAAAGGCACCGGCGCGACGAAAGAAGCGGCAGCCGGAGAAGCCGGCACCGTCTTCACGCTCGGCCCGACACTCTGATGCACGCGGAGAGGGCGCGTCTCGACGCTGAGCGCGCCCTTCTCCGCCAGTCAGTCGTACACCATCTCAAGCGCGAGGCAGAGCTCGAGCGCCAGCTCGCCGGGATGATCGCGCTCGCCCGGCGTAAGCCGCACTGCAAGTGCGAGGCCGCGAAGGCGCTTCGGCATCTCGCCGCAGAACTGGAGGGCTGATGGCCTTCACCACCGTCGAAGTCACCGGCCGCTACCTCACCCCGACGGGTGAACCCGCCACGGGCTCGTTGACGTTCACGCTCACCCAGCCGATGAGCAACAGCGGCGTCCAGGTGGACCCCGCGCCCACAATCACTACGCTCAACGAGGATGGCGCGTTCGCGGTCGAGCTGTACGCGAACGACGACACTGAAACCGTCCCGACGGGCGTCCAGTACGGCGTCACCGAGCAGATCGAAGAAGCCCAGCCCGAAGACTACTTCGTCCAGGTCTCGCACCTCACGAGCCCGGTGGACATCGCCAACCTGCGTCCCGGGGCACCCGGCTGGCTATGAGACGCGCCCTGCTGCTGCCCCTCGTCGTGCTGCTCGCGGGCTGTGGTGGCGCGGTACCAGCGGGCGAAGGCCAGCCAGTGGTGAGCTTCGCGGGGTTCAGCCAGGACGCCGGGCTCCTGCCGCACTCCTGCATATTGCGCATCTGCCACCCTCATGTCCGCGGCTTCGGCTCAGTGGCGAGCCCGTTCGTCGGCGAGGTCTTCCACGCCACCAGCGGCAAATGGCGGAACAACCCGTCGAGCTACGCCTACCAGTGGGAACGCTGCACGTCCGGCACATGCTCGGGGATCTCCGGCGCGACCACGTCGAGCTACACGGTCGCCACCGCCGATGAAGGCCACAAGCTGCGGGTGACGGTCACCGCGACCAACGGCTTCGGGTCCGCCACGGCGCACAGTGCGGAAACGGGGGAAGTGCCAGCGGCACCCGGCGATCCATGCGCCGAATGCCTACATGTTGCCCAGACCGGCAAAGGCGCGGAAACGGGCTCAGAATGCGCGACCGCGAAGCCGGTGTCATACCTCAGCGAAACCGGCGGCGGTAACTGGGGCGCCGGCAAACTCGTCGCGGGCAAGGGCGCCGAGCTGTGCGGCACGATCACCGAACAGGTCACCGTGCACAGCGCAGGCACGTCCGGCAGCCCGATCGGGGTCTATTTCGCTGCGGGCGCGAAGATCAGCAAACCGCACTGTCCGACACAGGGCGAAGGTGGCTGTCTGAACACCAACGGTGAGGAATACCTCACGATCGACGGCGGCACCAACGGTGTGATCGAAGCGACCGAATCCGGCTCGGCCTACACGGAATACAACAAAGAATGGGAAACGGACGGGATCAACGCCAAAACGACGAACCACCTGACGATCGAACACCTGTCGATCCTCAACATGTTCATCAAGGCGACCTACGCGTTCAACAAAAACAACCCGCAGGGCGAGAACGCGATCGTCCTGTCCGGCAGCAACGACACGGTAGACAACGTGACGATGAAAGAAGCCGGCTGGGCGTTCCTCACCCCGTTTGAAGGCACCAACACGGAAGACAACTTCTACAGCAACACGATCGAAAGCGTCGCCCACGGCTGGATACCAGGGCCGAACTGCGAATGCAGCCTCGGGAGGATCTACTTCCACAACAACCACATCCTCAACGAGGGGAAATGGGACACGCCGGAACACAACTTCCATTTGGCCGCCATTCACTGCTACACCGGCAACAACCACGACGAAGGCGCGAAATACGAAGGGCTGTACATCTACGACAACACGATCGGCGGTACGCAGCGCAGCCCCGAAGCCTCCGGTGAAGACGGGTCCTTTGACGCGGACATGTTCATCGAGGGCGGCAAAGGCATCGGCGGCGACACGCCGTGCGCAGCGTATACATCGCCGATCTACATTTTCAACAACGTCTTCCAGGTCGGCAAAGAAACCACGTTGGGCAACGGGATCGTCAGCGTCAACTCCGGCAAGCCCTACATCTTCAACAACACGTTCCTCGGCCCCGGTAGCGAACCCGGTGGCACGGGCTGCCTGAAAGACAACAACAGCGGCTTCACGTCCCTGGCGCTTGAGAAGAACAACCTCATCTCGAACTGTCCGGTGCTGATCGAATCGCACTACGAAGCCCACGAAACGGAACCGAACTATCAGCTCTACGGCAAATACTATGCCTCCGACCCGTTCGTGTGCTGGAACGCCAGCAAAACCAAGGAAGAATTCTTCACCACCGCCGCCTACGGCACCTGCATCAAAGGCGAAGCCAACAGCAAACTCGTCAGCAACGCGAAAGTCATCGAATCCGAAAGCGCGGGCGAACAGGGCAAACCGGAATCCGGTAGCGAAGCGATCGGCAACGGCGCGAACCTGAAAACCACATGCGAACTGATGACCAGCGCGGCGGAGACGGCATGTAAAGCGAACATCGCCGGCGAAGCGCGCTCCGCATCCGGCGCCTGGAACATCGGCGCCTACTGATGACCGTCTCGCTGGAGGACGCTGCCCGGCATCTGGTGGCGCCGCTACAGGTCGAACGCGGCCGGACGTTCATGGCCGAAGTCGCGCTGTTCAAGGACAAGGCGCTCACCGAACCGTTCGACCTCGCCGGCTGGACAGTGCATCTGAACCCCGCGCACCTGACGCCGCTGACCGTCGGCGACGGCCTGCTCATCCCGAGCGAGAACGTCGTCGTCATCACGCTCTCTGCGGCACGCACCCTGAGCTACCCGGCTGGTGTCTACCACTACCGGCTCTGGCTCGAACGCGAAGAAACGAAGCTCACCCCCGTGGTCGGGCCGCTCGAAGTCGAAAACGCCTAACCGAAGGAGCGCTAATGGAGATAACGAGAGGCGTCCGGTTGCTGCTGTGCGCGATGCCCCAGCCCGGCTGGGGCGGCACAGACCTCGCCGGCTACACCGAAAGCATCGGCATGCGTCCAGACGTGGATGGCAGCGAAGAGGAGTGCGCGCAGGCGCTCGCTAGGCTCACAAACGCCGGCCTGGCGCAAAGCCTCGGCGGCGAGCCCGAGCGCTGGGAGCTGACCGCAGCCGGACAGACGGCGCTTGAGACGGTCGCCGAGAGCACACGGCGAAGCATCGGCGAGGTTCTGCTGGACCTCCAGCCCAGTGTCGCGCTGACCGGGGCGGAGGGCTGAGCGATGCTACGACGACTGCTCCTGCTGCAACTCACGCTCGCCGCTTGGCTCGTCACGCAGCTCGCGGTGTTCACAGGGTACGAATCGGCCCAGAAGATCCTGGAACACATCTCGGGCTGGAAAGAAGAATGGGCGTTCAAAGAACACTGCTATCTCGCGCTGCTGAAAGCCACGCCCGCCACATCCGGCAACGAAGGCGTGACGATGAAAAAAGTCAAAGAAGCCGAGGTCACCGTCACCGGCTACTCCCGGTTCAAAATCGAAAAAACCGTGGGCAAAGAACTGAAATTCGGAAACGAATCCACGACCGAAGGCTATCTAACCAACAAAGAAGAATGGGAAGTCGAGACGGGCCTGTCAGGCACCAACCAGGAAGTCACGTTCTGGGCACTCGTTCAGGAATCCTCAGGGGAATCCGGGAAGGTCATCGCCTGGGGCTCATGCACCGGCACATCGATAGGCGGCACCGGGACCCCCGTCAAGGTCGCCCTCGAAAAACTGAAAGTCAAACTCGGATGACCAGGCTCGCGTGCTGCGGCAGTGTCTGGGACGCACGGGGCATGCTCCTGCGCGGGTAAGCCGTGGCCTTCTCGTTCATCCGCGGTGCGGAGACGGCGGGCGCGTTGACGGAATCCCTGTCGATCACCGAACCCACGGCAGGCCATCTGCTCGTCGCGTTCATCGACCAGAAAAAAACGGTCGAAGCACCCGCCCTCACCGGCTGGACCGTCGTCTCCACCCACTCCGTCTACGCCTCGAGCGTCAACTCGGTGTACGTGATGTGGAAGATCGCGGCGGGCACCGAGAAAGAAATCAAACCGACAGCCGGCAGCGGCGGCGAAGTGCAGGGCATCAGCTACGGCGAGTTCTCCGTGACCGGCACGATCTCGGTTGACACGGTGGTGCACACCGACAACAGCGGGTCGGTCAAAACGATCACGTCGCCGCCGCTGAGCACGGCCGAAGCCGAAGAGATCGTGATGGGCTGCGCCGGCACGCCGGTAGCGACGGGCGAAGTCGAAGCGTGGACTTCGACGCCATCGGGCCACAACCTGACGCGCATCGGCACCGCGACGACCCGGGCGGTCGGCGGCTATCTCATCACGTCCAGCGCACTGTCCGCTGTTGAACTCACCGCGAACTGGAAAACGGCGCAGCTCTCGGGGTTGCTGGCCGTGGCGTTCAAAGAGACGAGCGGTGTCGAACTCCCGCTTGCGAGTGCGAAAGCAGCGAGCACTGCGAGCATGGCGGTTGCTGCGACCGGGCAGATCACGGCTACGGCGTCTGCAGCGTCAAGCTCAAGCCTCACTGCCGTGGCCACCAGCGTGCTTGGGCTCCAGAGCGCGAATGCCGTGTCTCAAGCGACGATCGCGCTAGCAGCAGCGAGCACTATCGTCCTAAGCAGCGCGTCTGCCTCATCGGCGTCGAGCCTCGCTCTCCAGGCTACAAGGCTGCTCACCGCCTCGTCTGCGACAGCGACCACCAGCGCGACGCTGACGATCTACGGCGAACCGCCCGAAAACGAAGAACCACCGGAAGTCATCGAAGAGGTGACGCTGCCGCTCGCCGGCGCGACCGCGGCGAGCACGGCGACGCTCGCGCTAGCAGCCACCGCGAACCTGCCGTTCGCTGCCGCGAACGCAGCGAGCTCGGGATCGCTCGCGCTCGCTGCAACCGCGTTGCTCATGCCGGCGACAGCGTCCGGCTCGACGACAGCCACGCTCGCTCTCCAGGCGACCAAGCTGCTCACGCCCACGTCGGCGACCGCGAGCTCCGGTGGATCGCTTGCGATAGCGGCGCAGACGACCATCGCCCTGAGCACAGCCGTCTCATCCTCGTCAGCGACCTTGGCGCTCGCGGCACAGCGCCAGATCCTCCTCGCCAGTGCGTCTGCCTCCTCAGCGGCGAGCTTCGCGCTCACGGCGACGGCGATCCTTCCGCTTGCCGGCGGCTCGGCAGCGAGTTCGAGCAGCCTCGAACTACACGTATCCGGTGCCGTGACGCTGCCGTTCGCCGGCGCATCAAGCGCGAGCACGACAGCGCTCAGCTTGGCTGCGACCACGCAGCTCGCGCTCGCAGCAGCAAGCGCATCATCGGCAAGCAGTCTGTCGCTGCAGGCGAGCGTCTCGTTGGCGCTCGTACCGGTGGCCGCTACCAGCTCCGCCGCGCTGGCGCTCACCCGCACCGTGGTGTTCTCGCCGTCATCTTCGACGGCGACGTCGAGCGCATCGCTGACGATCACGCTCGCCCCCGAAGTCGTCTTCCCGTATGCGCTCGTCCGTACCCCCGAATCCTTCGAGGTGCAGATCACCATTCCGGCCCAGCCGGTGGTCGAAGGCGTCGACGCGGCGGAGCTGGGGCTCGCGGTCCTCGGCGAGCTGGTCCTCGGCGAGGCGCCCGTGACGCTCGAAGTCCCGGCACTCTACGCCCGGGTCGAGACTCCTGAAGAGATGTTCGTGAACGTGACCGTGAAGGAGCCATGACCGAGCAGCTCGCCAACTTCGCCTCAACGACTCTCGCCGACTCCCTTCCAGCAGTGGCAGCAGGGACGGTCGAAACGGTCACGGTCGCTGATGCTGTTGGGTTTCCTGACGAACCCGTCTTCCGGCTGAACCTCGGCGGCGGCGAGCTCGGGCTCGTCGCGGCCGTCACGGGCGTAAAATGGACCGTCGAACGGGGCGCCGAGAACACGACGCCCGTGGCTCACTCGGCAGGCGCTCCCGTGACGTGCGTGCAGACAAAGGGCTCGCTCACCGCATTGCTGGCCGCCGTGGCGACCAACACACTCAAGGATCTCGGGGAAGTCGAGGGTACTATCACGCCAAACCTCGTCGAAGGCAGTATCATCGCCCTGACGCTGAAGGGTGCAGGCACCCTAGACAAACCGAGCAATCCCTCGTCGGCGTCCTACCAGGAAGCATTGATGGTAGTGCGCCAGAACGCAGAAGGTGGCCACGCGCTCACATTCGGCACGGGGATCACGCCGCTCGGCGTCTCGATCAACTCTGAACCCAACAGTGTGACGCGCGTGCTGCTCGTCACAGAAAACGGGGGGACAAGCTGGGAAGCGCTCAGCCTCACCGAAGGCAAAGAAGGCGTGCAAGGCAAAGAAGGGCCGACCGGCAACCCGGGCGCGACAGGCGCGACAGGCGCGACAGGCGCGGAAGGCCCCGTCGGCGGCCAGGGTCCTGTGCAGGCCCTTGGAGAAGTCTCCGGCGTGGTCAAACTCAACATGGCCTCGCATCTGGCGTTCACCTTCACGGCCGTCGGCACAGTGACACTAGAATGGGAGAACTGGAAACCAGGGCTCTCTGAACCGTCGCTCCGCTGGCAGCAAGACGCTGTGGGAGGGCACACGGTCAATCTCCCGGCAGGCACCGTCTGGCAACCAGAGGGCGAAGCACCCGAACTCAAGACGACAGCCAACGCGGTCAACATCCTCTACTTCGTGTCCTTCAATGGCGGCGAAACCGTTGAAGGGATCGAGGCCAAAGGGCCAACGGGTCCAACGGGTCCAACGGGTGCAACGGGACCCGAAGGAACAGCGGGCGCGTGGAAAGCGCTCACGCTGAGCACCAAGGTTGCTCAGCGCGCGGGCTATCTCGCTGCGGAAGTTCGTACCGAGCAAGGCGCCGCCACGGCACGCCTCAGGGGCCAGCTCGAAGTCAAATCAGGAGAAGAACTCAGCGCGGGTGCCACGATCGCCACACTGCCGGAAGCCTGCCGGCCCGCCGACCCGATAGAACTCGCCACTTGGTTCACGGGGGTAGCCGGCCTGCTCTCGATCTCACATGCGGGGGTACTGAGCTACGGCTCGGCATTGGCGGCTGGAAAAATCATCCGCCTCGATGGGCTGACCTGGAGCCTGACATGAGTAGGGTCGCCCGCTGCTACCAGGGAGGCCGCTGGAACGTACCGTTCCAACCGTTGGCGCCGTCAAGCGCTGTGAACATCTGGACGCGCAACAACGAAGCCAGCCCGCGTGCGGCCAGTCAGGTGCCGGCGCTGCTGCTGGCCAACCAGATTAACTACTCCAACGTCAACTACTCCTACAACGGAGCAACCGCCCCGTCGTTCTATGGCTATGAACGCTACGGCTTCAACGGGCTCGAACCGGGCTTTGCGACAGCGGCCGCGCCCTTCGATGAGGCACTGTTTATTGCACCGGCCGGGCAGCCGACCGTCAAGGTCACGTTCGTCACAGGGACGGGATCGACGCCGCCCAACGAACTGAAACCCGCGCCGTTGACGAACGAATGGGAAAAACTCTTCCAAAAAGCGTTTGAAGCCGTGCCGGTGCCTGAACTCGGCGAGGTACCATCGGGTCGGCTCAGCGGTGAATCGACCGATGCTCCGTGCTGCATCTATCAGCCCTCGGCGGGGAAGATGTGGGACATTTGGCGACTGATCTACAGCGAAGCCATCGGCGGGTGGACGTGTCAGTACGGCGCCTATATCGGACCGGGCTCGCAGGTCGGCTTCAATGGGCTCACAAGTGAATGGAACGGTATCTATCACGTGGGCGTCGGCGGTATAACGTTCGGCACGCGCGCCTCAGGGCTCGTGGACATCGGCGGCATGATCTCGCTACAGGACATCGTGGAAGTGCTCCGCGGCGGCAAGATCAAACACGCGCTGGCGATGATCGTAGGCACGACCAACAACGTGGCGGGCTCGTCGGTCCACGTCGCGCCAGCTACCAAGAACGACGACACGGTCTTCGCCAACACGCACCCGTATCTGCCCGACAACATCAACGCCAAACCGTTCACCTACGTCAACAAAATTCCCAATGGCGCCTACGGCGAAGCGTTGCCGCTGGGCTTCGTCGATGGTGTCCCGGAGGGGACATGGGTGATGTTCCCGCCAGCCAGCCGCCCGAGCGAATATGGGATCACGGGCGTAATGGGAATCGCAATCTTTGAAGCGCTCCGCGAATACGGCATGGTCATAAATGACCGTACGGGTAGCGGCTGTGCACTGGCGATGGAGTCGGCGGGGTCGCTAGGGTCCAGCTCGGGGCTTTGTTCGGCAAAGGTCAACCCATTCGCCGGCTACACCTACGGCAAGTACGGGAACCTCGCAGGGTTCTGGGGGCACGGCTACACGGCGATCAGCCAGTTCATCCCGTCGTCGTGGACGGACGCGAAACTGGCCACGTTGGAGGAGCCGTACTCGGGCACCGCCAGCTTCGTGATGGCGCAGCCCTGGAAGGAGCTGGAACTCCTTGAACCGTTCTCGTCGTGACTGTCGCAATGCGTGAGTAGGGGGTGCCATGACGAACCCGATCAGCACCCGTCGCTGGGCGACGTACATCGACTTCCAAGAGGCGTGGGAATACCTCCAGATCGAGGAGGAACCGGAAGGCCGCGAGGCGACCCGGCTACGCCGCTACATCGACTCAGCATGCACGACCGCACAGAACGTCGCCAACCGGCCATTCGCCCCGACCGAATTCAAAGAGCGCCAGGACGGCTGGTCCGGCGACACGCTCCAGCTCTACTATAGCCCGTTCCTCACACTGATCGAATGCCGCGAGTGGCAGTCCTCCGGCGGCTTCGTGACGCTCCCCGAGTCCACGCCCGAGGAACCGATCGAAGGCGTCCAGATCGACTATGCCACCAGCCAGCTCACCCGCACGTTCTCCGGCTACTCCTGGCCACGACCGTTCTTCCCCGGCCACCGCAACATCGAGATCACCTACACCGCCGGCTTCAACCCGGTGCCCGACGACGTATGGGAGGCCACCTGCGAGCTCATCATGTGGAAGTGGCGCAACACCCAGCAGCCGACACGCACATTCGCGCTGCCGGGCAGCGACTTCGACCAGACAGCGAACGACACCGGCATCTACCCCGGGATCCCTAACCGGATCGGGGACGTGTTCGAGATGTATCGCATTCCGGGGATCGGGTGAGCTTCGGCCCGTTCATCTCGACCTGGCGGATCGAGCAGGCCGCCCTGTCGGTCCTGCGGGAATGGTTCCCGTTGTTCCTCGCGGAAGTGGAGCGCGAAGAAGAACTCCCGCGCGGCACCATCAAGCGGCCACCCGGCGACGAGTTCTACTACGGCGGCCTCGACTTCCAGAGCGAAGTCCCCGGCGCCCTACCGGTCGTGATCGTCGTCGTCAAACCCGACGGTGACGCCGCGAAGGCATCCAACTACTACAGCCAGGTCTACTCCCTCGCCATCGCCTACATCTGCCAGGGCACGGGCGAGAACACCGCGGAGGAAGAAGCACGCCGTGACGCGAGCCTCGCCGGCGCCGCCCTGATGCTGTTTGCCCAGCTCGGCGGACTCAGGGGCCTAGCCGAGGAGACCACCCTGATCGGCTCACCCGATGTCGAGTTCGTGGACCCCGAAATGGCCAACCGGCGTCTGCAGCGCTCGGCCGTGAGCTTCTCGGTCCGCATCCCCGAACTGGTGCGCGACGCCGGCCCAGCCGCGGAAACGATCGCAGACTCACCCGAAATCAACGACCCCGAAGGCGAACCGCAGCCAGCACCGACCGTCACCTCAACGGACCTGACTGTCGTCGGCGAGCCAATCTAACCCCCCACCAGGAGGACCACACGTGACCGGTCTCGGCACCACAGTCATCAACAAGACACTCCCCTCCTTCGGGTCGGTGGCGGCGATCCTCGGCACGGCCGGGGTCGTCGGCGAAGCCGACTATGGCCCAGAAGGCCCGACGCTCATCCGCTCGATCCAGCAGTGGGTGGAAACCTACGGCGCCTACAGCTCGACGTCGGCGACGTCCTACAACTGGGCCAACTCGTTCTTCGCCCGCGGCGGCCGACGCCTGTACTTCCAGCGTCCCTCCAACGGCGGCGCGGCGGCAGCGAAAGAAGAACTCGCGACAGCCGGCGAACCCAAAGTGCTCGTCATCACCGCGAAGTACAAGGGCTCCGGCGGCAACAGCTACAAGATCGCCGTCATCGAAAACGCCGGGAAAACGAAAACCAAGCTCGTCGTCTACGGCCCCGAAGGCGAAGTCCTACAGGAATCCGGCGAATACGCCAAAGCCGAAGAACTCTTGAAATGGGGCGAAGAAGAAGCCCACAAGACCTACATCCTCATCACCGCAGGCGCGAACTACACGGCCGGCAAAGCCGAACTCGTCAAAGCGCTCGCCTCCAAAGCTCTCGCAGGCGGCACGAACCCGACAGCACTCACCGCCGCCGAACTCGTCGCCGGGCTCGCAGCCTTCACCCGGAACCTCGGCCCGATGTATGTCGCGATCCCCGCGAACACCGAAGAAACGACGCACAAGGGCCTCGCCGAACACGCCGCCAACCACGAAGACCGCTACGCCGTCGGAGATTTCACCGACAGCGCCACGCCGGCGACGCTGATCGCCGCGAAGGGCGTCTCCTCGCTCTCGAGCGCCTACCAGGGCTGCATCGCGTTCACATCCTCGACCGCGATCGTCCCCGGTCCGACGCCCGGCTCGACGGTGAAAGTCCAGGGCTCATCGCTGTTCTGCGCCCTGCATGCCGAGGCCGCAGCGACCGGGAATCTCAACCAGGCGACCGCCGGCTTCCGCTGGCCGGTCTCCCCGAACGTGATCGGTTTCACCAACACGTTCACCCACACTCAGCAGGAACAGCTCGTCGAAGGGGGCATCAACGTGTGGGGCGAAGAACTCGGCCAGCTCTGCCTGATCGGCTATGTCTCCGCCGTCAACCGGGAAGTAGACGAAATCTTCTGGTCTGCTGCTGCCGGCGCGGAGCGGATGGCGCTCGACTACGAAGGCGGGATCATCCTCGCCGAAGCCGCGAACAACCAGACGATCGACGGGCAGCATCACCTGATCGCGATCGTCGAAGGACGCCTGCAAGGACTCATCAAACGCCATTTTGAATCGGGGGCGCTCTACGGCGAACAGGCCACCGGCGGCCCGACTGCGGCCGGCTCGGTCGAAATGGGTGAACCGATCAACACGCCCGCCAGCATCCAGAAAGGCGAACTCAACGCCGAGCTACAGGTGCGGATCTCCGAGTACGCGCAGGCGACCACGTTGACGATCGTCAGCCGCCCGATCACCGCCAACGTCAGCGAATAGGAGAGACGCGGTCCCATGATCTATACCAGCAGCCAAGCGCTCATCGCAGTTTCCTTTGTCGGCCTCACGATCGACAACAAACCGTGGGAGCTCTGGGAAGACGGCGAGAAGAAAGCCGAGGGCCTGAAAGTCTGGCCCGGCGGCATGGTCGATGGCGAGGAGCTCGGCAGCACCCCCACAAGAGAACCGCTCAAGCTGGGCCGCAAGTGGGACGACATGCTGATCGCCGCCTACAAGTCGCTCGACGCGATCTGTGGCTTCGGCGAAATGGAAGCCTCCCGCACGACCCTCAACGCAGCGAAGCAGCCTGTCGGCGCCCCGATCACGCTCTCGGGCCGGGTCCTCGAAGTCGGCCAGGTCATGTATAAGTCCGGGCCGTCCGAGGAGCTGATGCTGATGGTGACGATGGGACCGAACGTAGCCCTCGCCTAACGACTGGAGGAACCCGCATGGCGTCAGTACAGGAGCGGCTCAAGGCCGCAATGGAAGCCAGCTCGTCGGAGCCGATCCGGCTGCCCTTCCCGTCATCGACGGATGGCTCGCTGGTGGTGCGATACAGGCCCGTGAGGGACTGGGCGGTCGTGAAGGCATACGCGAGCACGGAGGACCCCGCAGAGGAGCTGAACGCGGCAGCGGACACGCTGCTGGCCTCCTGCGAAGGCTGCGAGGCACATATCGACGGCGAGGTCACGAAGCTGCCGCACAAGCTAGGCCTGGCGCTCGCCGAGTATCTCGACTTCGATGTGACGCCAGCGACCGGGCAGGCGCAAGCCATGACGGACCGGCATGCGCTGTTCCTCATGTGCCCGAACTCGATCAAGCTCATCAAGCATCACGACACGCTGCTGTCTGAGTCGGAGGCCGCGTCCAAGAAGGCGAGGCAGGCGGCCGAGGGGGAATCCCAAGCGAGCTAGCGTGGCTCGGCGCACGCTGCTCGCTCTACGGTCTGAAGCACGACCTCTACAGTCACGACCTCGACTCCGACCCCGGCTACGTTCCCTACCTGGAAGCCGAACTGCGGCAGGCCGAAGCCATCATCGAGCATGAACGGAGGCGGTGATGGAGGAGGGATTCAAGCCGACCATCCGCGCGATCAAGAAGTGGGATCGAGAGGTGCGCAAGGAGCTGCGCAGCGAACTGAAAGGCGCTGGCGAGATGATCGCCTCAGACGCCCGCCAGCGCGCCGACGCTGTCTCCAAGACTGCGGGCAAGACGATCAAAGTACGCACTGGCATCACATCGCGCCAGGTCGAAGTCAAAGTGCTTGCCGGCTCGCCCGATGTGCCGATCGCCGGACTGCTCGAGCTGGGCAACAAGGGCGGCCGGAGCAAGGGGAAGTTTCGCCATCCCGTCTTCGGCGATAGAGGCAACTGGCAGGACCAGCCGATGCACCCCTACGTGGCGCCCGCTGTCGCGCACCGTGAGGGCGACGTGAAGAAACGGGTCGAAGCCGCCGTGGCGCGGTCGATCGACACGGTGAAACTCTGATGGCTAAGGAGATCGAGTGGCGTCTCGTCGTCGATGACGAGGGCGCGATCAAGAAGATAGAAGAGGTCGGCAAGGAGGGCGAAAAGACCGACAAGTCGCTGGACAAAACGAAAAAATCCAGTGATGGCCTCAAGGGCTCGCTCCAGAATCTCGGCGGTGCGTTCGGCGGCCTGAAAAACATGATCGGGCTCGCGGTCGGCGCGCTCGGCACCATCGGGGTCGGCTTCGGTGTGGAGAGCCTGATCTCCAACACCAGCACGCTCGTCAAAGAAACGGAGAGCTTCCGCGCGACGACGGGCATGGGCGCCAAGGCGTCGCTCGACTATGTGGCCGCGTTGAAGGCGAGGGGCGTTGGCACCGAAGCGGTCGTCAAAGGCTACAAGGCGCTCGGCAAAGCCGTCCAGACCGCCGAACGCGGCGAGTACACCTTCGCGACCAGCCAGGAGAAGGCGCGGGCACAGGGCAAGGTTTACACGGGACTGCTGAGCGTCCAGGCCGAAGCCTTCGACAAGCTCGGCGTCAGTCTCGTCAAGCTCCGCGGCGAGAGCCCGGAAAAGCAGTTTCAGACGATCACCGAAAAGCTCGAAGGCATGAAGTCTGGCCTCGCGAAGACCACGATCGCAGGCGAGATATTCGGGCGCGGGGGAACGGCGCTGCTGCCCGTCCTCGAAGGCGGTGCGCTCAGCCTCAACCACTACCGCCGGGAGGCGGAAGAGTTCTTTCCTACCCTCAAGGGCGGCAAGAACGTGATGAACGAAATGCTCGCCGCACAAGGCGAATCGAAGCTCGCGTGGGAAGGACTGGAGTTCACGATCGGAACCGCAGTCGAGCCGGCGCTGATCAAGGCCGAGCACGCGTTCGCCGGGGTGATCAAGGAAATCAAAGCCGGCAAGGGCGCGTGGGGTGGCCTCGAGAACGATCTGAAGGGGATCGCCGTCGCCGGCAAGGACACCGTCAAGTTCCTCGAAGAGATGGGCAAGGCGTTCGACATCCCCATCGGGGCCGGCGGCCTCGGAGCGGCCCTGGCGGCATTCGCCGGAATCCACACGCTGAAACACCCAGGCAAAGCCGCGAGCACCGCCGGGAAGCTCGCCAAAGGCGGCTTCAAGTACGTGAAGGAACACCCCTACGCCGCGCCAGCAGCAGCGGTCTTCGCTGCCGGGGCAGCGTTGCCGTTCGCAACCGGACTCGGGTTCCGCAAGGGAGGCGAAGCCCTCACCGGCAAGCCGCTGGCGCCATCCACCGCGGAACTCGAACGGGCGCTCACAACCGGCGTCACCAGGGCGTTCTCGAGCGTGCCGTTGCACACGTTCGCCGGTGGAAGGGCTGCCCCGGAGACGAAAGAGGGCGAGCTGCTACGTGAGCTGATCGGGATACGCAACGCGATCCTTCGCCTGCATGAGAGCGGCCAGTCCGGCAACCAGATCGCTGGCGAGATGCACCTCGACGGTGCGAAGGTCGGTGAGATACTGGCGCTGAACCCGAAGGCGATGCGCTTCCTGACCGAGGGCGTCGAACGCCAGGGCCTGAAACGCAGCGTGGGCCACGGATGACGACGCCCGCGCATCTCGCAACCTTGACCGGCAAGCTCGGCGGCCTCACACCCGGCCGTGGGAACGGCTACGAGCTCGAAGAACACACCCTAACCGCGATCGTCGGCGGAGAAGGCGCGACCCCGACGGAAGGCTGGGCGAAGTGGGCCGAGGTGCAGCGCCGCCAGCGAACCTCGATCACGAACCTCGAAGGCTACCCGCCGTACACGATCACGCTGCCGCTGCTGATGGACGCCGGCTCGCTGGGACTCGAAGACGTCGAGGGGCTCGTCGCGATCCTCGAATGGTTCGGTGGCCGCGGCCCGCTGTTCCAGAACAAGCCGGGGGCCCCGGGCGTCGGCGAACCGCCGCTCATCGAACTCGCGAGCGACTCGGGCCTCATCCCCGCCTGGATGCAGTCGGCGAAAGGACGCGAAGGCACCCTCTACTATGTTCTCCAGAACCCGATCGACTACAACATGCTCGGGCGGGAATGGCTCACGCCGATCCGCAAGGGCTCGGCTGGGTCCGGCGCTGGCAAGCGGCTGCGCCAGGCCGCGAACCTCACGCTCCTCCAGTACGAGGGCACCTCGGCGGACACCTCAGACTCGGTCGCTAACCGTGTGAACATTCTGCGCAAGCAGGAAGAAACCTTCCAGACGTTCACCGTCGGCGACAACATCAACACGTTCTCAAAGATCGCCGGGCACTTCAACCGCGCCGACCCCGCACAGATACCCCAGGCGGCGAAGGAAATCCAGCAGGCGAACACCAAGTACGGGGCGTCAGTGAAGAAGAACCTGCCGCGCGGCGCGAAAATCCGTGTGCCTGAATCAGCGACGAGCAAACGCTTCTGATGGGCGAAGCAACCCCGGACCGCACTGCGGTCGCCCACTTCCTCGCCAAACGCATCGCCACGACGGCGAAAGGCAAGGTCGATGAACTAGAACTCGCCGAAGCGATCAGCGAGGTCGAAATAGAGACCGAGACGGGCGGGCCGCCGTTCATCAAGGTCAAACTGATCGACCCCTACTACCGGCTGCTGACGAGCGAATTCGTGGCGGTCGCCGAAGAAAAGCTCGACAAGGTCGACGTTGAATTTCCCGAAGGCTCTAACTGGTGGTGGCGCTTTTGCTCGGTCGAAGTCTCCAATGACCTGACCCAGCCGAACCTGACGCTCGTCTTCCAGGACCGGATCGTTGCATGGCTCCGAGAAGAAGTCCGCTACACGGTGGTGCCGGCAGGCACTCAGACTCGCGCTCAGTTCATCAAGGCGCTGATCGACAAGACGAACCTGCGTCTCAGCCACGAAGGCTATGGCCACGAAGCGATCCGGGCCGTGATTCCGTCGCTCGAGGTGCTTCAGGAAGTCGAAGAAACGGTCGCCGAAAAGAAGGAAACGCTCACCGGCAAGAACGAACTCGGCCAGGAAACCCTGACCGGCAGGGACAAGGCGGACGAAAAGGCGCGGGCGAACAAGAGCCCGGCTCTCGGCAAGAACTCAGAACTCCAGGTCGGCGGTCAGCCAATGACCGAAGAACAGCGCGAAGTCGCCAACGTCCTGCTCGCGACCGCGCAGAAGGCCAAGGCGCCGCTCGTCGCGGTCGAAGCGCTGCTGTTCGCGGCAATCGCCGAGTCGAAACTGGACGCGAGCGCCAGCAACGGCAGCTATGCGGGCGTGCTCTCTGGGGCCGTGGGCACCTGGCCGAACTACGCGAGCGAAACGGCGCAGATGGCCGAAGCGTTCCTGTTCGGCGGCAAGGGCTTTCAGGACGGCGGCGCGATCATGCTCTCGCGCACGTCGAACAACCCGGTCGAAATCGCGGTGAACGTCGGGAAACCGTCGATGTGGCCTGAAAACGCCTATGCGGCCGAGGCTGAATATGACAAGTTCCTGCCGGAGGCGCAGGCGCTCATCATCGAAGGCGGCGGCGTCAGGGGCGCGAGGCTCTTTCAGGGCTCGGGTGACACGACCGGCGAGAGCGATGTTGGCCAGCTCACGGTCGGCACCCCCCAGGACCCATATGAAGACTACTGGGACGCGATTGAGCGGCTCGCGCAGCAGGTCAGATGGTCGGCATTCACGTCCGGCTTGAATCTCACGACCTACCAGCGGGGCCGCTTCTTCTACTATCTGGACTATTTCGATGAGGTCCGCCAGAAACCGGCTGCGTACCTCCAAATCCCCACCAACACGGTCCGCAACGCGCACACCGGGAAGGTGACGACGGGCGTGATCGTCCAGGGCCTGCTCGGTACCTGGGATGACACGACCTACCAGTGGCAGGCCACGCACCGCGTCAAAGGCCAGGTCGCCGTGTCCTCGAAGCTCGCCGAACCGGCGACGCCGACGGAGCTGCGGATACCGCTGATCTGCGAACCGCTGGAGTACCAGGGCGGCGACATCTTCATCATCCGCGACTCGGGGACGTTCAACGGCCGTTGGGTCGTCATCGACGCGCTGCGCAACTACATCGAAGGCCCGTACACCACGCTGACGCTCGCGCCGCCGCTGCTGCCCTACCCGGAGCCCGCGGCCTCGGCGACCGGGACCGTCGGCACGCAGATCACCGGCGTGCAGGCTGTCGTCGAACAGGCCGAGAAGGCATATAGCGAACGCGAGAAGTACGAATACACCCAGCAGATCCCCGCGCGTGAAAACAACGGGACGCTGTTCGGCACCGCGCCGCGGCGGATGGATTGCTCAAGCTTCGCGACTCTTGCCTACAAGGAAGCGGGGATGCCCGACCCGTCCGACCAGGACTACTCGCCGATCGGGAACACTACCTCGATGATCGCGCACATGATCAAGACGTCGAACCCGGTCCCCGGCGACCTGATCTTCTACGGCTCGAACGAAGCGAGCCCTGAGCATGTCGTTATCTACATCGGCAACGGTCAGGCGATCGGCATGGAGGACCCAGCCGTAGGACTCGCCGAGGGGCCGGCGTGGGGCGAAGGGAACCTCGGCATAGGCGCTGGCCCGGCGATCGGCGGAGAAGGCGTCGCCTGGCGGCTACGTGGCGAATACTCGACTGAAGTCCACGCCAAGCCCTGACGTGAGGGCGATCAGTTTCAATGGGCCAGTAGGGTGGTCAACACGATCGCCGCGAGGAACCCTACTGAGCCAAGCATCAGGTCTGCGATCCCCGGCCCTACATCGCCACGACCGAAGCGCCAGATAGCGAGCACGGGCGCAGCGATAGGCAGCAAAAGCGCGAGCGCACCCTCCCATGGTTCGAGGGTATGGCGAGCGGGCGCGGGCGCCTCCATTTCCGGCTCTGCCGCAGGAGGCGCATAGCCCGGGTCATCTACCCCATGCCGCCGCTCTATGCTGCCCCACCTCATCGCTGCCAGCATACATTAACAGCTAGCCTGTTAGCTATTAGGGAGCCCGATGGCGAACCAAGCCGGCCGCGGCCTCACGAACAACTCGGGCCCGAACCCCCACCCGCCGGTCGTTGACGGCAAACTCTCATGGAACCGGCCGGCGCCCAGCTCGTTCGCCGACCCGCTGTGGGTGATCGTCCCCTCCTACTCCGCTGAGGCGCCCTACAAGTGCGAACGCTGGGGGGCAATCCACGGGGGCACGCTGCCGGCGCAGGGCGCCGAATGCACTGTCGTGATGAGCGCCAACGAAGTGCCGACCGTCGTCTGGTGGGACGGGGAATGGAGCTGACATGGAACTCCCTCAGTGCGGGGTGCCGTTCACGATCGGCAAGAACGGTACGGAGACGGTCGAACAGGGCTCCGTCGAGGCGGACGCAGCGCACATCTACAATGTCGCGGTCTGCCCCCAGGGCTTCCGTGACGATCTGCCGGAATACGGCATCCCGTCGCTGCTCTGGCAGACGCTGCCGCTCGACCTGACGGCGCTGGAGGAAGCGCTGCACCGTTGGGAACCGCGGGCGAACCTCGAACTCTCCCAGCACCTCGCGGCCGTCGGTGAAGCGCAGATCACGATAGCCGTCGAATAGGAGGCCGCCCGTGGGTGGGTTCGTCAATCTCCAGGTGTCCACCAGCTCGAGCGAAGCGGTCGCGCAGGCCCTCGAACGGCTGACCGCGAGGATGCAAACGATCTATCCGGGCTGGCAGCCCTCGACGAACGACATCCTGACGATCGCGATTGAAGCCCTCGGCCCGTTGTGGGCGGACACCGGCAGCATCGCGGCGACCGTTGCCGAAGCGGTGTTCCGCAGGTTCGGGACGAAGCTGGAGAACGTGCCGTACAACGAAGGCGCCCGCGCGTCGGTGAGCGCGCTGTTCACGACCAGCACCGTGGGGCCGCACACGATCCCGCAGGGCCTGCAGGTCACGATCGCCAACACCGGTTTCTACGTCGAAAAAGAAGTCGAAGTCGAAGCGGGGAAAACGACCGCGAAAGTCAGGCTGGTAGCCGAGAGCTTCGGCAGCGAATACAACGACCTCTCGGGTGTCGCGGAAGCGGTCGAAGCTATCGACTGGCTGAAAGAAATCACGCTCGAAGGCGAAACGGGCGGCGGCTCAGACCAGGAAACCGACACCGAATACCAGGAACGCCTCGCAGCCGAGCTCGCGCTCCAGGCACCGCGGCCGGTGAATGCCGGGGACTTCGCGCCGTTCCTGCTCGGCGTCCCCGAGACGGTCGCCGGGATCAAGGTCGGACGGGCCGTCTCGAAAGACCTCTATGACGCGAGCACCTCCGAAAGCGGAGTGGCGTTCTGCACCTCATCGTGGGTGACGGGGCCGGAAGGCGAAGCGCTCACCAGCGAACAGCTCACCAAGATCGAAGAATGGCTCAAAAGCTATCTGGCGGCGAACTTCATCGCTCCCGTGAAGTCGCCGGTCTACGAGGCCATCCACGTGAAGTACAAGATCCATCCACTGGAGGACTACAGCGGCGCGGCGGTCGTGGCCTCCGTCAACACGGCGATCGAAAGCCTCATCAGCAAGAAGAACTGGGGTCGCCAGCAGGGCGCCACGACCGGCTCGCAGCAGTGGGTACTCGAAACGCTCCTGCGTTACAACACGGTGCTCGGCGCCATCGCCCAGCCGTCCTTGGGCGTGGCCTACGTGTTCGATGGGGCGACCGGGCTTGCGATCGGCACCAGCGCGTCGCCGACGGAAACGCTCGACATCACCCTCAGCGGCGGCCCAGTCGTCTTGCCCTACGCGACGGGCGCGACCATCGAAGGCTCCTACGAATGAGCGGCCTGTTCACCGAGCGTCTCGAAGAGGCCCTCCAGCCATGGATGACTCCGAGTCTGTCGATCGTCTGCGAAGCGATCGGGGCGATGGGCTATGACGCCCTGCTCGAGCTGATCGAAGAAGAAGGCTCGGAAGGCGAACCCGACTGGGTGGCCGCATGGGGCAAGGTCTTCGACCCCGACCTCTGCCCGGCCGCCGCGCTCCCATACCTCGGGTGCTTCGTCGGCGTGGAAATCCCGAAGGGCACGCCCGAAGCTGAAGCGCGCGCGTTGGTGAAGGCGAAAGCCGGCACCGAACGCGGGACACGGGCGAGCGTGGTCGCGGCGATCGAAGGTGCTATCGCGCCCTTCTGGACAGCCGACACGGCCTACCTGAAAGGGCAGCTCGTCAGGCACACCGAAGGCGTGGCCACGACTTGCTACGAAGTGACCGCCAACTTCACGTCCGGATCGAGCTTTGCCACCACCCATCTGACGGTCGTGAACATCGCCACACAGTATGAACTCCTAGAACGCGAGCGTGCCGACGGGGAATCGAACGCCTACTATTTCACGGTGCTCTGCCATGGCTACCAGCTCACGCCGGAAGACAACCTCGCGCAGATGGAAGCCCGCGTCAACGCCGCCAAGCCTGCAGGGCTGGTGCCCGAATACGTCGTGACCGAAGAACCGCTCGCCACCGACCCGTACATCGACGAGGGCACGCTGCTGATCGAAAGCGTCGCGGAAGCCGCTTTGATCGAAAGTTGCACACTCGCCCAGATCACTTAGTAGGAGGCGCCAATGCCCCTCGCATTTTTCGAAACCGTCCACTACAAACTCCGGGCACTCACGGGCGCAAACCCCGTCCATGACATTGGCGTGGGGTTCGCAGACCTCGCAGAAGATGTAGACAAAGCCCTCTATGAAGGCAATAAAGTGGCTGCCGGACGGGTCTACGGGGCGCAGGTAGAAAGGGCTTTTGCGACCGAATATGAACCCTCATCTACTCGCGCAACTCAGGTTCTCCTTGAAGTGTTCCAAGAAACCAGCGGCGCGCAGAGCTACGAAATAAAAGTTGGGGGCATCAAAGTAGGTACGATAACCACGGAAAAACCCGGTATTTTTCGAAGTTCAGTGTCTCTCGTTATTCCGGCCGGTACAAAGTGGGAGCTAAAAAGCACAGGTGGCAGCGGCACCGTCACGCTGTGGTCAAGTTATCTTCCACTGTAAGTCTGGTCATCGCGCCATTAGACAACCATTGAACTGTAGAAGCGGGCGGCGGGGTTTTCCGTTTCAAGGCCGATGGTTGCTGATGGCGTTGAGTAGCCGCAATCCACGCGAGTCCGCGAGAGCCGACCGCAGCTCGTTATCGTCGTGCCCGGTCCCACCGCTCGAATCACGATGGCTTCGGCGTGCTTGACCGTCAAGTAAGGCTGTGCCTCAGCCTGCACAGGTAGCACAAGCGCCAGTATGGCACCGAGGGTGAGCAGGAGGGGTTTCATCCGGAGCCGCCTTCCTTGGTTTTCGGTCAGCCTTCTTCGACCAGTGGCTTGGGTAGCGCGTGACGCACCCGTTGATAGGCGCCTCGCTTAAGATGTGGCGTGCAGCATTTCACGTGGAAATGCTCAATGCGGCGATCGAGCGGTTCAGAGAACCGGGCACTTACGAGCTGACCAGCGAGGATGATCCGCAGACCGACGAACGGGTTTGGTACGCAGAGATCAAGCGGGATGCACCCAACACCTGGGCGCCGGTCATCGGCGACCTTCTGCACAACCTCCACTCGGCGCTCGACCACGTGGCGTGGCAGCTCGCCGTGGAACGAAACTACGGGCACGACCTTCCGCCCGGTACCCGAGCGACGTTCCCAATCTTCAAGAACCGCGGACGTTTTTGGAAGCGGGACCGGAAGGGCACAGGCTGGAGCGCTCAAAGCGGAGCGGCAGCGCTCCGGCGCTTCGCGGGCGACGCCCGCCGTCTCGTCATCGAAGTTCAGCCCTACAAGGACGGGAACCGGGCGGAGAATCACGGGCTTTGGCTTCTGCACATCCTCTCGAACGAGGACAAGCACAAGACCCTCCACGTAGTGCGGTCCGCGATGGTGGACTCGGACCTCGAAGTCGTGGAGCTGGTCAACATGAGAATCGACCACTTCACGCCCATTGGAGGGCCGCTCCGTCTCGGGCGCCGCACCGAAATTGGTCGAGCCAAGGTCACCGCCATCGACCCTGCGGCCGATGCGTATTGCCACCTGAAGCCCAAGTTCGCCATCGGCGAGGCGTTCGCCGAGGGAACGCCCCTTGTGGCGGGCCGCTACGTAGGCGAGGTCTTTGATCTCATCCTGAATGCCGTGCGCATCGAAGTCTTCCACGAACGCTTCGGTCCCTATTTCGGCATCAGCGACTGGCTGGGCACCATGAGGGAAATCATGGGCGACGCACTCGAATACCCCATGTGAGGGGAAGCGGGGCAACACGCGCTCCTAGCGCATCCCTGGCAGCACCTCCACACATCCCACGGGCATGCAGACCGAAACGGAGCCGAAAGCTCCACGCGCTGCCCTGTCACGGACAGCCAATGCTATCGTATCTACATACCTAGTGAACATATGTGTGACGGTGGGGAACCGGCAGGCGAATGACTAGAGAACACGGCCGTGAGTACCACGATACCCACCACAAAGCCAACGGCTCCCAGAAGCAGATTGGCAAACGCTGGGCCGATATCTCCGCGCCCGAACCGCCAGATTGCGAAGCCGAGACTTGATATCGGCAGCAGGAAGGCTGCCGCGACCTCAACGAAGCTCAGGCTGTGACTCCACTCCTTCGGGCGCCGCCCTGGGCGATCAGCCTCGCTGTACTCATATCTGGGCTCGTCTATCCCGTGCTTGCTCTCGATGCTACCTCCGAGGTGCATGGCGCGCAGAGTACCAGACCAGTCCAGCCCCTGGAATCCACCGCAAGGAGACCGCATGCTCGTCTACGTCCTGATCGTTGTTGTGCTGGTCCTTGCGGGTGTCTACCTGTTCAAGCGGATCTAGGGTGGCTATGGCTGCGGGCTTGATCGCTCGAATCGCGGGGATGCCGGAGCTGATCGAGCGTTTCGACCAGCAGGACCGGCGCAGCGACGAACGCCACCGTGCGAACACGGAGGTGCTGGGCGAGATCTCGGAGAAGGTCGCGGAGGTCGCCTCGACGGCCGATGAGCATACGAGCCAGCTTGCGTTGATCGCTGACCGGGAAGACCAGGTGGCGAAAAAGAAGGCCAGTGCGTTGAGCTGGCGGCAGGGGCTTGTGTTCGTTGCGGTGAGCGCCCTGCTGACGACTGCTGGCTTGGCGGCCCTCTACGTGTCGCATGTGATCCCGCACTGAAGGAGGCGTGGTGGCCGAGCACGGTGACACGGAGCGGCTGGGGCGTATCGAAGCGAGGATGGAGGAGCAGGACCGCGCCCAGGAGAAAGCGGACCGTGAGCGTGAGAAAGCCGCCCAGGTCACCGCCGACGCGGTACAGGCGGCGTTGGAGTCTTCGGAGAAGCTCAACGTGCAGCGCGTCGGCTCTGAGCGCGAGGCCCGCGAAGGACTCCGCCGGGAGATGCAGTTGATCACCGATGCTTCTCAGCAGGCGATCGTGAAGGCCGAGGAGGCGCAGAAGGATGTGAACGCGAAGGGCAACGAGTTTCGTGGCCAGCTCCGCGACCAGGCCGAAACGTTCTATCCGCGTGCGGAGGCCGAACTGCGCCAGCGTGAAGTTGACCGCCGGCTACAGATCGTGGAGCGCCACGAATCCCAAGGCGAGGGCTCAGCCGACTTTTACGCCAAGGCGTTGACGACGCTTGCCGCGATCGGCGCGTTCGGGGTTCTCATCGTTCTGCTTGTTCACGGCTGACCCGCGGCTGAAACCAACTGCGGGCACGGGCTGGGTCACTCCCTCCTCCCGTCGCCCGTCCGTGTCCTGACCGCTGATGCTCCCCGCCGAAATCCAAATAGCTCCAGATCCGCCCAACCATTTGGGGGTCGCATGAAACGCCTCGTCTTGGCGGCGCTGTGCGCCGCGCTAATCGCCGGCTGCGGAGGCCACTCTCCCTCTCCTCCAGTGGTCTCCCGGCCGGCGAGCACCTGCCATCCACGTGCGATGCCAGAGATGGGCGAACTGGTGGCCTGCCACTTCGGGGTGCCACAGCCCACAACGGCCCCGAGCATAGCGCCGACGCTCGTCTCCCCGACTGGTGAGGCGTGCGCTGACTGGTCGATCTACCAGGGCAGCGAACCCGCAACAGCCGGTCTGCACTGTGTGATCATCCAGGCCAACTTCGGGCTGAACCGCGAGCCGTCGCTCTACAGCCAGATCCACGATGCTGAGCGTCACGGTGTGCCGTGGGGGGCGTACACGTTTGGGGAGCCCGGCGTGTCCGGCGCCTCCGAGGCCCAGTATGCGAACGATCTGACCGAGGACCGTGGCCGCACGCTCGGCTTGTGGTTCGACGCCGAGGTCCCCGGCGCCTACGAACACTCCTGCTCCTACACCGCCCAGGCGAGAGCGAGCGGCAGCTACATCTACGGGCTATTCAGCGCCCCCGGCATGTACACCGGAAGGCACTGTGAGGGCCTGCTGTGGCCATCGGAGTGGGAGATCCCGAGGCCGTATGCGTTCGCGGGCTACCCATCGAGCGCGGTCGTCCTCTGGCAATCCTGTGGCACGTGCTTCCGGTTCGGAGTGCGGACCGACCTCGACGTGAACGAGGGGATCATCCAGCGCGCCAAGAAACCCGCGCCGACACGTGGGCAGCTCGAGAAAGAGCTCCACGCCGACCGAAAGCTGCGGTTCACGCTCCGGGCGTTGGAGGCCAAGCACGGGTGTCGGAACCCACCCGAGCCGCACCCGACGCCGAACACGGCCGCGTACCGGCACGCCTGTTATGGCGTTTGGGTCCCTCAAGGCAGGCAGGTGGACAAGCAGATCAGCCAGCTCGAACGAAAACTGCGGTGACATCCATCGCCACCCTGATCTACAGCTTCAGCCACGAAGGGCCCCGTGAAGTCCTGATCGGGTTCGCGTGCGGCGTCGGAGTGACCGTCGTGCTGTCGTGGCTCGGGCATCACCATCTCGTCAAGCCCGCAAGGCGCCGGCACGCCGAGGTGATGGCGGCACAGCACAAGACACACCGGCATCTCGGCATCGAGGAGGAGACGTGATCCTCACCGCTCTGCCGCATTTCCTCGGCTGGTTCGAAGGGCTCTACTGGCCCGAGAGCGGACGCTGGTATGCGGCGAACAGCTCGATCGGCGGCGACACCGCGATCCTCGGCTCGGTGATCGCCGGGTTCGGTCTGTACTGGCATCACGTGAACTGCCATGTCGATGGGTGCAAACGCCTCGGTAAGCGCGTCGAGGGAACTTCGCACGTCGCGTGTAAGGCCCATCATCCTCACCGCCAAGGACCTGTGACGGCCGAGAGCATCGCCCGTGCGGCGAAGCACGGCCACAACGCAACCCTCGACCATCCCACCAAAAAGGAGCAGTGATGTTCACCACCCTCGAAGCAGCCATCGGCGGCCTCGTCGTCTCGGCTATCAGCGTCGCAGTCGGCCTCGGAGCATTCAGCGGCACCACCGCACAGGTGATCGTGGCGGCCGTCCCGACGATCCTTGCCGCGGTGTTCGTGATCGCCAACGAGATCAAAGGACACTCGCTCGCAGCGGCCGGTCGCGGCGGGGAGATCAAGTAGATGCTGACCCTTCACAGCGAGCGCCTCAACGCCGAGCTGCATCTCGGCAAGCTCCCCGCCAACCCGTTCTCCGGGGTCCACTACGCCACGGACATCCGACCGGCGCTCGTCAAGGCGGGCAAGTCAGCCCGGCTCAAGTAGCTCGCTGGCGCCGATTCGCACAGTCGAAGGTCGAGTGGCACGGCACGCATAGGGGAATGAAGTCGTTGACATCGGCGTAGTTCCCCGACACCGATGCCCAGTGATGCTTTCGCTCGGCGTCGCCACAGTGCTCGCAGGGATAGACGCTCGCGCTGCCACGCGCTCGGTAAACCCGTTCGTGCATTGCGAGGTACCCGGCATCGTCGCCCTTCCAGGCGGGGTTGTTCGGGCCAGCCTTTCTCTCGGGGGCGTTGATATGAGCTCGCTGCGCGATGGCTCGCGGGCTTGTGCGTAGTCGGTCGCCGTCTCCCTTACGACGCTTGTGGTAGGCTACGCGCGCCGGGCTGCCTTTCAGCCCGGCGCTGATTCGATCGCGTTCCTCGGGCGAGCGCTTCTTGCCCTTCGGCCATTCCATTCATCGATTGTACTCAACGAGAAGGAGGCCAAAATGGCTTCACGCTTCAAGCTCGGGCGGCTCCCGGCGACACGACCAGCCGCCCTCAAGGACCTGTCGGTCTACGCGGCCGGACCGTTGCCGAACCCGCCCGCCACACGCGAAGTCCCGGGACAGCACAACCTCGGTGGTCTCTACCCGATCGACGGGAACGCCACCTACGGCGACTGCACGATCGCCGGCGTGTCGCACCTACTCGAAGCGTGGAACCTAGAGACGGGGCAGAAAGACGCGATCCCCGACGAAACGGACATCGTTCAGACCTACTTCAGCCTCACCGGCGGAGAAGACACGGGGTTGGAAGAGTCCGGCGTGCTGAAGACCTGGCAGACGACGGGACTGTTCGGCAACAAGATCGCCGCCTACGCTCCGGTGAACCCGAAGGATCTGCTCGAGCTGCACCAGGCGGTCGCGTTCTACGGCGGCTGCTACCTCGGCATCGAATGCCCCGAATCGGCGCAAATGCAGTTCTCCAACGGCGAACCGTGGACGTATGTCGACGGCAGTCCGATCGAGGGCGGCCACTGTGTCGCCGCCTTGGGCTACGGCCCAAACGGCGGCCTGCACTGTGCGACGTGGGGCGGTATCGCGGTGCTTGAGGCGTCGTTCCTTGCGCACTTCCTCGACGAGGCTTGGGTGATCCTGTCCGAGGAGATGGTGCAGGCGAAGGGTGACGCGCTCGGGATCGACCTCGAAGCCCTCAAAGTCGACTTGGCGAAGGTCTAGCGATGAGACGCCTTGGCATCGCCCCGTCCACAGCGCGCGAGCAGGTCCAGAAGGACCAGACGCTCGCCACCGACGAAGGCTTTCACGCACTGCCTGCACCCACCGGGCCCGCGCCGTACCGCCTGGCGCTCGCCGACGTCGTCGAGGATCTCAACCCATCGGTCCGCATACTCCACGTGCTTGGAGATTCAGGAGGGATCACTGATCCGAACCCGCAGATCGACGTGATCAAGGCGATGATCGCCGACCTCTCCAACGGCGTCGAGTTCGCCTACCACGTCGGTGACTGGGCCTACTACGAATCAGAAGAGCAGGCGTGGGTCACCCAGGTCTTCGAGGCGTACGCCGAATACAACCGCGCGCTGATGGGGATCAGCGGCAACCACGACGCGTTCAGCTACGCGAACTTCATGCGCTACCTCGGCGCGACGAAGCCCGAACTGCTGCCCGAGATGGCCGAGTTCCACAGGGACACAATGACCCAGCCCAACGCCTTCTGGACGCTGACCGATCCGCTGCTGACGGTGATCGGCCTGGCGACAAACGTGCCCTCCGGCGGCGTCGTGGAGCCCGACCAGCGTGAGTGGCTCGTCGGCGAGCTGAAGGCCGCGCCTCATGGCGTCGCGCTCATCGTCGCCCTGCACCATCCGCCGCTGAGCTGCGACGCGCGGCACGGCGGCTCGCAGCAGATGGGCACGATGCTCGACGAAGCGTACACCGCCGCGGGCCGGTGCCCGGATCTCGTGCTCTCAGGCCATGTGCACGATTTCCAGTACTTCGAGCGGACGATGACCGCGTTTGACGGCAAGATCCTCCCGCACATCGTCTGCGGCGCATCGGGATACCGGAACCTTCACGCGATGGCCTCGGACGCGACGCCCGGGATGCAGGTCGCGCCGGGGATTGTGCTGCGCGCGTTCGACGCCACCCAGTGGGGGTATCTCCGGCTCACTGTCACGACCTCGTCGATCGCCGGCGAGTACATCGGCGTGGACGCGCAGGGCAATGTGACCCCGGCTGTGGACACGTTCACGGTGCCGGTGACCTGATGTTCCGTCGTAAACCAACCAACCGGCAGCTAGACCGAAGCCCTGCGCGGCGCGGGCACCTCGGTGCCGTCTTCTGTGGCAGCGAACTCGAAACCCTGATCGAAAGGATCGAAACCATGTCCGCAGCAATCGAAGCACTCGCCGCCGATGTCGCAGCACTCGAAGGCGCAGAGACAGCCGCCGTCGCGGAGCTTGCCGCTCTCGCCACGGAGGTCACGGAACTGAAGGCCGGGTCGATCTCGGAAGCCGAAGTGGACTCGCTGGCCGAAAAAGTCTCAGCGGTCACAAACGCGCTGAAGGCTGGAACCGAAGCCGCAGAGTAGGCGTCGCTGGGCCACGGACGGCCCTTCACCGCCCCGCGTGGATGCCGAGGTGATCTCAGACAGAAGCGCTCAGCGCATCGGAAACGACAGCAACACACAGGTCGTTGATGCGCTCGCGGTCCGAGGCGGCCGGGAGACTGGAACAGTCGTAGGCTTCTTCGGCGCGGCGGAATAGCACCATGGCCTCATCCTGTACTTGGCCGAGTGTCCACTTGCCGTGCTTGATGTCCAGCAGCTCGGTCGCGTCGAGGCCGCCGCGGTCTACCCGTAGATAGCCGTCGTGCAGGAGCTCGATACCGACCCGCAGCAGCCGGATTAGGTGGGCGGCGTTCTTGGTGTCGTAGCCGTAACGGGCGACGATTTCCTTGCGCTTCTCGCCCATGTAGCCCCGATACGCGCCATGGGTCATTTTGTGGAACTGGCCCTTGGCGTAGCCGACGAAGGACTGGTAGACATGGCGGCCGAGGAACGCGTCCCGGTTCTCAACGAGAAGGTCACCGGCCGGGGTGCGCTGGATGTACCCGTTCTCAGGGAGCCACAGCAGGCTAAGGATGTTCGGGTTGCCCTGGCTCAGCATCCGGACGGCCTTGCGTGCCTCGTAGACGACAATGTCCCACTCGCCCTGCTTGATCTCCCGGGTGCCGTGGGTGCCGAACTCGCTCAGCCCGTAGTAGTGGTCGAGCTGGGGCACGCAGATTGCCATCGTGTCCTTGTCATCGATGCTGTCGGGGTTCTCGGGCGGCTCGTACATGCCGTGGGCAACGGACCCGCGCCAGCCGTGCAGGACACACCACTCCCCGATCCCGGGGTTCTGTTCGACGATGTACTTCGGGATTGCCATATGGCGGAGGCTGGACTCGAACCAGCGACCTTCGGGTTATGGGCCCGACGAGCTACCAACTGCTCCACTCCGCTGTGCCGGATTCTATCTCGCCCGAGCGACATGCTCGGAAGGCGTCGATGGTGGGCGCAGTCCTGGCCGCCCAGCGGGCGAGCCTGAACGAGTCGGGAGGTTCGATGGATACTCGCACTCACGTTGACAATCGGGCTGCTGATCGCGCCCGTAAATGTCCCGGCCCCGGGACACACCCTGGGACACGCCGACGGACAGCAGCCGCCTCGCAATCCCGGAATCCCGCTCTGCTACAAGGGATTCTGTGGGACACGGACGCCCACAAGCGGGGACACGGGCCGCCGCAGACACCGGAGGCGCTTCTCGCTCGGGACGCTTGAACGCTGCATCGTCTGGCACGAGTCCGGCGACGATCGCTGGGCGTCGAACGGGAACGATTACGGCTGGTATCAGTTCTTGCCAGCTACCTACAACGAGGCTGCCCGAATGGCGGGCGTAAGGGAACGCAAGATCCCATGGGAAGGCAGCCTGAAAGAAGAGACGCTGGCCTTCCGTGCGCTGTGGCGCGTGGACCCGGAGGCGTGGGAAACGGCGCCCGACTGCACCTAACCGGCCGACGAAAGGACAGGAGTATGGGCTACGCTGTCTACACCTACCAGCAGGGCGCAACGCCGGCGTCCCACATCTACAGCGGGCCGGCGGAAGGGGCGTTCTCGGACACCCCGCTCGACCGGGAGGAAGCCACCAAGCTCGCCGAGGAGATCGTGGCGCACGCGGGGATCACGGCGATGGTGCTCCCGCTGGAGACCTACGTGTCGGGCGCCAACAGCTTCGTCGTCAAGGAGACCGGCACCTATGAAGGCAAACCGAACACGGTGCAGTACTTCGGCGCCAGCGACGGTGCGGGCTTCACGACACGCGATGAAGCCGAGGGCGCTGTAAAGGCGCTTTCGCCGGGTGGCGGCCACGAAGACATGCAGGACGCGACGTTCGAGATCCTTGAGGTCACGCCCGCGGAACTAGCCGAGCTGCCGGTCGGAGGACTCCCCGAGTAGCTGCGTGGCCGAGAGGGAGTAGAATATCTCCCGGATTGAAAGTCCGGTGCTCTGCATTGAGCTACCGCGCCGAGTTGGAGGGGAAGCGGGGTACGAGCCCGCCCCCCTCCGGTATCACGGGGTGAGCCCCGGAGCCTCAGCCGTCAGACCTCTTGGCTCCGGGGCTCCTTGCGAGGGCGACCCTCAAGGTTGACGTCCGGGGCACCGACTACTATTCTGAAGTTTCATTGCTCCCCGCCCTGCTACGTCTAGAGCGTGGCAAGGCGGGGTTTTTTTAGGCGATGTGTGCGCTGACAAACCACGCGGCCTCGAAGAGCCTGGGAGCTGCCGGCGCGGCGGGCGCGGTTCGAGCTGCAGATGCAAAATTCTTTCAGCCAGACCCTTGACAGGGGTGGG